GCTGGGTGGACGTTCAGCGAAAGGTGAGTGGCAAGTGGGAAGTGGAACGACTGACCAATGTGGTGGTCGAACCTTTCGAACGTCACAACCACCAACAGAACGGCCACATGACGGCCGGCGATCTTGAACGCCTCGCAGCCGCCGAGGCAAAGCGTCAACGCAAAGCAGCTAAACTGAGGAGCCTCAATCAATGACACTTCGATACCGAAACTTCTACGCGGCCCAACATGCGCTGCGTGCCGCGTTCAAGACACGCGCCGAGACGGTCCATCCTATGACCTGGCAGGGCATGGACGTATCACGTCGCCCGGAGATGCGCAGTCAGGAGCTGCTCATGGAGTCGTTCATGATCGACCTCGCGGGCATCACCGACCTCGATCACTGGCGCCATGACATTCGCCCAAACCTTCCCTGGGCGGACGATCACTTCGAAGAGCGCGTCTGCGGCTACCCGATCAACCCAGGTGTCGAGTGGGAGAACTGGCCTTGGGCAACGAGCGCCGACAAGCATCGTGACGAACGTGGCGAATTCAACCACAACTACATGGAGCGCCTCTGGCCGAGGTTCGCGGGATACATCAAGAAAACGAAAACTGTTGCTGAGTGGAAGGAAGCGGCTGAGAACCCGGACCACATGATGGACTTCGCCGTCCCTCATATTGGCATCCGCGGTGAGTATGGTGACTTGCGGCGCGCTGTCGAGAAGCTTGCTCACGACCCGCTGAGCCGCCAGATCGTTGTGCCGTTGTTCTTCCCGGAAGACACCGGCGCCAATGGCCGTATGCCGTGCACGCTGCTCTACCAGTTCATTCGCCGCGATGATCGATTGCACATCTACTATCCGCTACGCTCGTGCGACTTCGTTCGTCACTGGGCGGACGACTGCTATCTGGCAGTTCGCCTCCTCCTGTGGGTGTTGGACAAATGCGTCCACTACAACGAAGAGGCCTGGAAGGACGTGGTGCCCGGCACCTACACCATGCACATGTCCTCCCTGCACGTCTTCGAGAATGACAGGAGCCACCTGTGACACAGCAACACTTCTGGGACAGTGAGGGCCTGCAAATCCTCACACCTTCCACAGACGAGGAGCTTGAGGCCATCCATCTTAACGGTGGATGTCTCGAGCTTTCGTCGGAGACGCTCATCCGTTTGACCAAGGCTGAGGACATGCTCAATGAGCTGATCGATGCTTGGGAGGCTCTGCCCGGAGGACGTCACTACTCGGTGTCGCGTGTCAGCGCATGGCTCGAGCACGACATGACCAACGCCATCAACAAAGCTCGGGCGATGCTCGGCAGGCCGAAGCCGGGGTCTGCCACATGAGGATCAGCCGGCAAGCCATGTTCATGGAGATGGCTCATGTGGTCTCCAAACGGTCAACCTGCTTCCGCCTTAACGTGGGGGCCATCATCGTCGGGAATAACAATGTCCTCTCTATGGGATACAACGGCCGGCCGGCTGGTCGCGATCATTGCCAGGGGTCTGCTTGCCCGGGCCGCTTCTCGTGCAAGGAGACGACGCATGCCGAGCGCAACGCGATCAACCGTCTTGAGGCTCCGCACTCCCTACGCTCACTTGACCTGTACTGCACCGACAGTCCATGTCAGGAGTGCGCCAACCTCATCGCCTCGCACGGGGGCATCGGTCGAGTGTTCTTCGCTAGACCGTATCGCATAACAGAAAGCTTGGACTGGCTACTCACGCAGGGCATTGACTCTTATCAGGTCATGCCTTCGGGGTATGTGGTGAATTGGCAATTCAAGGAGATCGTGAGTGAGCAAAGTCTTATTCGTCAGTGAAAACTCATTCGGGCCTGCGAAGCAATTGCTCAGTGACGCCATCGACAATGCCGGAGTGGAGGACCATGATGTCTTCTATCTTCCGGCAGTCGAGGGCAAGAAGAAATTCGGCAAAGGCGACCTCAAGCTGTTCGGCGATCAGATCGCCTCCGAGGTAAAGAAGCGCAGGTGCAAGTACGTCATGCTCCTGGGAAACACTCCTTTGCAAGCAGTGACGGGACATGCGGGCATCACCAAGCGACGAGGCAGGCCCGTCGAACAAAATGGCGTAATCTACCTGCCGGGCTTTAGTCCGGCTTTTGCGGCTTATGACGATGGGAATGCCGAAATCCTCGAGCGTGATGTCAAGACGCTCAAAGAGATCATCGACTTCGGAGGCATCCCTGAAGAGCGTGAGCTGAACATCCGATATGTCATCGACCGCAAGTCATTCGAGGAGATGCTTCGCGATTTGCGCGGCACTGTGTCTTTCGACATTGAAACTACAGGACTGTATCCTTTCGCCAAAGGGGCGAAGATCACGACCATTGGTTTCGGTACCAAGCGGGCCCAATGGATTTTGCCCATTCGCCACTACGAGTCCCCATGGTCCCGTTGTGAGCTGGACATGATGATTGAAGAGCTCTCCTACGTCTTGGAGGATTGCTTCATCGTCACGCATAACGGCAAGTTCGATATGCTCTGGATGCGGCAGCATTTCGATGTCGAGTGGGAAATCGGTTTCGACACGATGCTGGCTCACTATATCCTCGACGAGAACTCGCTGCATGGCCTCAAGTACTTGGCCATGAAGCTGTGTGGCGCAGTCGACTGGGAAATCGACAAGGAAGAAAAGAAGGGCGCAGCCCCGTTGCTTAAGCTGGGCAAGTATCACGCCCACGACCTTTATTATACTCGCGAGCTGAGGTTCGTCCTCGCCCGCATGTTGCGCGAAGACCAAGAGGTCAAGCTCGTTTACGAGCACATCCTTCTGCCTTGTGCCAACCTGTTTGTGGATATTGAGTATGCGGGCGTCTGCATCAACACCAAGCAGTTCAAAGAAGCTGAGCGCGTTCTTCGAGGTCAGTACAACCAGGCGCTCAAGGACCTCAAGCAATATGAACCCACAGGACTGAAGGACAAGCGAGGCAAGCCCGTCAAGTTCAACTGGGGCTCGACGCAACAACTGGCTAAGCTGCTGTTCGGTAAGAAGAATGCCAAGGAAGGAGAAATCCAATGCGACTGGGGGCTGGGACTTCCAGTCCTCGACAAGACCGACGCGGGCAACGCATCTTGCTCGGAGTCAGTCATCAAGCGCATCGACCATCCCTGCGCGGGGGCATTGCTCAAGTTCCGCGAGGCCAAGCAGCAGCTGTCGTTCTTTATCGACGGGTGGAAGCCGTATCTCACCAAGAAGGAATGGGAAGGAGACGTTTACTGGTTCCTGCATCCGAGCTTTAAGCTGCACGGGACTGTCACTGGCCGACTGTCGTGTGAGAACCCGAACCTGCAGCAGGTACCGCGTGACCCTCGTATCCGCACGCTCATCACCGCACCAAAGGGTTGGGTACTGATCGATGCAGACTTGTCTCAGATCGAGCTGCGCATCGCCGCTGAGCTCGCTGGCGAGTCCGCGATGATCCATGCCTTTAAGACCGGCATAGACGTTCACTGGCTGACGTTGCTGCGCGAGCTGGAGCGATCCCACGCGCAACGCGAAACGGTCATGTCCACCGCGCTGAGGCTGACTGGCAAGAACAAGCTCAACTACAATCAGGCCATCGAGGCATTGCTCAAGGCGGGACCTGACGCTGCTCAGGATATCTACAAGGAATGGAAGGAGCTCAGGAAGAAGGCCAAGGCCATCAACTTCGGATATCTGTATGGCATGTGGTGGAAGAAGTTCAAGCTGTATGCCCGCGATAACTATGGGGTGAGCGTTACGGACCAGGAAGCTCAGGCATCGCGTGAAGCCTTCTTTGACCTGTACTCCGACTTTACCGATTGGCACAAGCGTCAGAAGTCCTACGCTCGCAAGCATGGGTTTGTCCCTTCGCTTGCAGGCCGTAAGCGTCGTCTGCCCGCAGCTCGTTCGCCATTCGATACCCCGCAACGTCGTGAAGCGGAACGTCAGTCGATCAACTCTCCCGTGCAGTCGTTCGCGAATGACATCAACCTCATGGCCTTGCTTCAGCTGTGCCGGGAGTTCCCGCGAGAGATCGTTCGCGTTGTCGGCACGGTGCACGATGCTATCTTGGTCATGGTGAAGGAGGAGTACTGCAAGCAGGTCCATGATCGTCTACTGGAAATCATGTCGGGCCCCGAGTTGTTCGAGGTGTTTGACATTGTACTGGATGTTCCGATAGAAGCGGATGCCAACATCGGTCCTTGGGGTGCCGGCGTAAGCTACGCAAAGTGGGAAGCCGCAAACAGCAACATCAAGCAGAAGGTGTGGAAAGATGACAGACGAAAACAAGCCGCGTGAGTTGTGGCGTCACAAGAAACGTGGAGGCACCTACGAAGTTCTCCACAGGGGTCGGATGCAAATTGACCACGACCTTGACTCTTTGGGCTACCGGGATTATGAGGACATAGTCGTCTATCGCGCCGAGGATGGCACTGTCTGGGTCCGCCCTGAGTGTGAGTTCATGGACGGCCGGTTCGAGAGGGTCTGACAATGGCTAAGAAAGCGAAGAAGATCGAGACAGGCGTCGAGGGCCTGTTCAATGTGTCCAACTCGAAGGTGAAGACGTACCGGCGATGCCATTACGCTTACCATCTCAAGTACGTCGAGAAGCTGCGCAAGAAGGTCAAGTCTCGACCGTTGACGTTCGGCACGCTGGCCCATGCGGTGCTCGATCACTGGGCCGAGGGTAACGACTGGGAGAAGATGCTGGCCGATGTCTATAAGGCCAACTCGAAGATGTTCAAGGCCGAACGTGAGATGTACGGCGAAATCCTGGATGATGTCCGCGCCATCATGTTGGGTTACTTCGAGTACTGGGGCGAAAAGTCGATGGCGTATGAACGCATCAACGGCAAGTCCGCCGAGCATGTGTTCAACATCGAGATTGTTAAAGACATCAACGTCACTGGCAAAATCGACTTCAAGGGCATCACGAAAGATCGGGGCAAAAGGTATCGCTGGATCGGCGAGCACAAGACGTTCAACCGCAAGCCCTCAGATGACGAGCGTTGGCGCAACCTGCAGTCGGTGATCTACATCCGCGTTAATGACATCCTCGATTGGTCCCCTGTGGATGGCATGTGCTGGGACTACATCTGGAGCAAGCCTCCACAGGTGCCGGGTGTGTTGCAGGATGGCTCGATGAGCCAGAAGATGATTGATACCCTACCGGGTCGCATCATCGAATTGCTTCGAGGAGAGAAAATCAACCCCAAGAAGTACCAGGCGTTCATTGATCGAGTTGCCGAAACGAACTACCCCAAGTATTTTGACCGGGTCTACACTCCGGTGAATGACGACGTGGTGGAGAACGTCATGAGTGACTTCATTACGACCGCTCGAGAAATGATGGATAAACACGGAAAGGTTAAAGACAAGAACATCGAGCGGCATTGCTCCTGGTGCGATTTCCAGGACCTGTGCCGAGCTGAGTTGCAAGGGTTGGACGTGGACTACGTCCGGCAGCGTTTCTACACCAAGGAGAAGTCCCATGAAATCGAAATCCCCGATGCGGTCGACTAAGACCAGCAAGATCAGGACGAGGAAGCCCGGCACTCTGACCGATGCTCGCGCCTATGCGATCTACGGGCCGGCGGGTACCGGCAAGACCACACTGGCTGGTACGTTCCCCGGCCCGATCCTGCTCATCGACATGAATGACCGCGGGGATGACTCCGTGGCGGATGTCAAAAACCTCGAGGTGGTGGATGTCACTAGCGAGGAGGAACTGGAGGACATCTACTGGGAGCTGAAGTCTGGCGCCTGGAAAGGCAAGTTCGCCACAGTCATCATTGACACGGTGACGCAGCTCCAGCAGATCATCATCGAGGAACTGTCCGAGGCTCGCGGCAAGAAGAACAAGAAGTTCGCAGACAAGAACCCGGGCGACTGGGGTACGATGACTAAGCAGGACTGGGGCACCGTGTCCAGCAAGATGAAGAAGCATATCGTCAACTTCCGCGATCTGCCAATCAATGTCGTCTTCCTCGCTCAGCAGCGTGTGTTCAATGTCGGCGAGGACGAGGAAGTCGAATTCCAACCGGAAGTGGGCCCGAGCCTGTCACCGGCCACCGCCGCTTACTTGGCATCGGCAATGCACGTGGTCGGCAACACGTTCATCCGGCGCAAAGTCCGAAAAACAAAAGGTGAGAAAGGAAAGGTTGTCGAGAAACGCCGACTGGTATATTGCTTGGGCATAGGCCCGAGCGAGCTTTACATTCGCAAGGTGAGGAAGCCCCGAGACATCGAAGTCATGGATGTTATCGAGGACCCGACCTATGAAGACATTATCGAAATCATTCAAGGAGAATGACAATGGCGCGTAGCCGCAAAGCAAAGTCCACGAAACGCTCAGTCGATTTCTCGAGCGCCGGTAAGGTATTCGAGAAAGAGCAGGCCTATCATCTCGTCGTCAAGGATGCTACCTGGAACGAAGGTCAAGCCGGCGATTATCTTGCCATCGAATTCCGTGGCGTGGATGAGTACGAGAACAGCTCCATCTACCACAATGCTTCCATGTCGCCGAAGGCCCTCGGCCGCACTCGTATGATGCTCGAGGCCATGGGCTACGAGATCAGCGAGGACGGCGACACCGATATCGATACCGCAGACCTGATCGGTCTCGAAGTCATGGGCGAGACCTACGAAGATCGCTATGAAGGCGGCAAGTCGATCAAGGTCGATGACTTCTACCCGGTCGAGGACTCCGGGAAGTCGTCCAAGTCGTCGGGCAAGGGCAGCAAGAAGTCGTCCAAGAAGGATGAGCCGGAACTCGAGCTCGACGGCCTGGACGAGGCGGACCTCAAGAAGCTGGCCAAGGCGCTCGGCATCAACATCCGTCGCAAGGATGAAGATCAGCTTCGCGAAGCCATCCTCGAAGAAGGTGAAGATGACATCCGCGCAGCGGCCAAGAAGCTGAAGATCGACCTGGACGATGCCGGCGGCGATGACGAAGGCTCGGGGGACGACCTCGACCTGTCGGACGTCGATGAAGACGACCTGAAGAAGCTCGCCAAGAAGCTCAAGGTCAAGGGCTACGCCAAGATGGACGAAGACGAGCTGCGCGATGCACTCGGCGAACTCGATGCCGACGACGTGACCTCGGCGGCTGAAGAGCTCGACATCGAACTCGGCGCCGACGAACCGGAAGAGCCCAAGGGAAAGGGCAAGAAGGGTTCGTCTCGCGGTGGGTCCAAGAAGAAGTCGAAGGAAGGCTTCTCTGAGGACGCCATCCAGGAAATGAGCGAAGAACAGCTCGAGGAAGTGGTCGAAGATCACAAGCTCGATGTCGACCTCGACAAGTTCAAGACGCTCCGCAAGAAGCAGAACGCCGTCATCGACGCGCTGGAAGCTGAAGGCTTGATCGAAGACTAACCCCCCGTCTTCGGTTACAGAAGGCGTTGGCGTTAGCTACCAAGCTGCGCCAACGCTTTTTAGTAGGAGGAAATATGGCAACGGTCACCAAACGATTTTTCCTGACATACATCCGACTGGACCACAGGGATAAAGCAGGAAGGGCGTACAACCTGTATCGATGCGACTGCGGTCGAGAGAAGGTCATCCGAGCAGACAACGTCTCAGACAGGTGCCAGAGTCGCACCGTATCCTGTGGGTGTTATCTCGCCACACCCCATAGGGACCGATGACATGGCCAAGAAACGCGAGACACGCAGACAGCAAAAACTCCAGAAGTTACTCAGGAAGGAATTCGGCCGTGAGATATGGTTCTTCAAGGTCCATGGCGGGCCGTTCCAGATGGCGGGCGTCCCGGACATCCTCGGCTGCCTCAAGGGTATCTTCTTCGGCTTCGAGATCAAAGAAGAAGACGGAGAGCTCTCAGACATCCAAATCGAAGTCCTGTGGGATATACGAAGGGCGGGCGGCATCGCTAAGGCAATCGTTGACCCACAGCATGCCGTTGCCGTTCTTCGAACTGCTCTGGCCAAAGCAGAAGGAAGCGGTCGACTTCGTTCTGGACCGAGACGCATCCGCCCTGTTCTTCGAGCAGCGGACCGGCAAGACGTTCATAACGATGGGAGTGCTCGAGCAGCTACCTCGCGAAAACCTCGCGGCCGTGCTCGTCTGCCTGCTCAATAACAAAGAGTCGACCTGGCGCGATCAGACTGCCCAGCATTTGCCATGGCTCAACGTGACCGATGACTGGGAGCAATTCAAGAAGCTACCCTTTCCCAAGCTGCTACTGGTTCACTTCGACACGGTGCACACCCTGGCCGCTAAGCTCAAGCGAGCTCGCTGGCTGACGTTCGCCATCATTGACGAGTCACACCGCATCAAATCCCGCGGCACGCGCCAGTCACGTTCCTGCGCTCGTTTGGCGCATGTGCCGAAGCGATTGATCCTCACCGGTACGCCCATGGACAAATCCGAGAAGGACCTGTGGGCTCAATTCCGGTTCCTCGTGCCGGGTTTGCTCCACAGCAGGTGGGAGGACTTCGAGGACGAGTTTATGGAGTGGAGGAAGATCGACCTCAAGCGGTATCCCTATGGCTCAGCGGAGTGGAGGTCGAAGCTGCTGCTGTCGAGGATGCTCAAAAGTCGAGCCAAGTTCAATCCGCGCAAGCGGCCGCATTTTGTCGAGCTCATCAAGCCCTACTGCCTGCGTATGCGAAAAAGAGATGTGGGGATTATTGAGCCCGTCGTCATACGATACCCCATCAAGATCGTGGGGCGTCAGCGTCGAGTGTATGACGAGTTTGAGAAAGACCGAGTCGTTCGACTAGGCGGAGGAGCTCGAGTGATGGCGCCGCTCGAGATAACGGCGATCATGAAAAAACGCCAGATGGCGAATGGGTTTGTCTATGACGATGACGAGGAATTGCACTGGCTAGGGAACGCCAAGCTTCGGGCTATCCTCGATTTGATGGACGAGCTACCTAAGCCAGTGGTGATTTTTACGGTGTTCGAACCGGAGCTTGAGAGAATTTCTTCCACACTGATCGAGGAGGGGTTCGACATCGCTACCGTGAGCGGGGCGACGAAGAAGAAGCTGAGACCCGATATATGGAGAAAATTCCAAAAAGCTCAGCTTGATGCAGTGATTGTCCAGATTAGGACAGGTGGGGTGGGGGTTGACTTGTGGAAATCAAGCCACGCAATCGTAGCTTCGATGACGCATTCGTGGATAGACTTCGACCAAGCCAAATCCAGAATGGACCACATTTCCAAGAAGAAGGCGAACAAGCTGTATGCCCTTGTGGCTGAAAATACCATTGACAGTGACTTGTACGAACTTGTATTGGAAAAGGGACTGTCCGCGGAGGACGTCTTGAAAGAATTGAAACGCAAGGAGAAGCGACATGGCAAAGGAAGCAAAGGGCGGCAAGGCCGCAAAGACTGAAACGAAGGCCTCAGCCGAAACGTTCAAGTACGGCGTCAAGGACCTGGCCGAGAAGCTCGACATCGACGGCGCATCGGTTCGCATCAAACTGCGCAATGCCGGCGTGGCCAAGGCGTCGAATGGTTCCTACGGCTGGAACACCAAGGACGAGCTGTCGGCAGTGATCGAGAAGATCACGGCGAAGAAGGAAAAGGCCGCCGACAAGGAAAAGCCGGCCAAGGCATCCACCAAAAAGGACGCCCCTGCCAAGGACACCAAGAAGGCGGCCGAAGGCAAGGGCGCGAAGAAGTCGGGAAAGAAAGCCGCCTGAGCCAGGCGTTGAACTTTCTGCTCAAGATGTGAAGGGCCTGCGTTACCGCGCAGGTCCTTTTTCTTAGGGTGGCGTAACCCCCCGCCGAGTTGCTGCTTGTATCTGAGAGTCCAACGAGCGCAGCAACGCTTCAAGCTCGCGACGGCTAACCATGTCGTCACGAACTCGAGCAATCTGCTCGCGTGTGTCCTGAAGGTCCGCCTTGTAGTCTGTGCGGAACAATTGGCGATTGAGCTCGTAGCTTTTCATGAACGACTCGAAGGCTGCCACACTGAGCGACTCATTGGCCACTCGTCTGATCTCCAATCGGTTCTCGTCCATGCCCGTCCTGACTGGCCAAAAGAATGCGCCGGCCAAAGAAAAGAACACGGTGAAACAAACGCCGATTGCCGACCAGATGATTGGCCATGGAGTTTTGCTGGTGTTTCGAAGGTCGGTACCCAACGCGGCGATCTGTTGAGCAACGTCTGAGAAACCTCGGGTCACTGTTGCCTCGAGATGAGTGATCCGAGACCCTTGGTTGTCAACTCGTTCGCCCAGCTGGGCATATCTTGCCTCAGCGTCGAACTGCTGGCTTGCCATATCCATCTTCTCCTGGTAACCCCCCTGGAGTCAAATGTGAAATGGCCCGAGCTTGTTAGGCCCGGGCCGATGAAATTACGTCTTCGTGTTGGGCGGCGCAGCGTAAGTTACGATGGCCGGTACCATGATCGAAATGGCGTAAAGGATGATGTAGCCGTACCACGGTGTTCCTTCCGGCATGACCGGCAGGCCCACAGTGCCAACGACCCCGCCGCCGATGCCGGCAGCAATTGCTTTCGAGACGCTTCCCATGTCTTCCCTTTCTAGAGTGATGCCGCCTGGAGGTGCATCCAGTCACGGCCGATTGCTCTTCCGAGCGAAGTCCACCCGTTAGCCTCCCAGATATCGAAGAAGGCTTTGTACTCCTCCCCACAGAACAATGCCTGTGGGCAGCGGGTGTTGAGTCCATTCGGTGCTGCGTACCAATCATGGGCGCAGCCGTAGGCGTGCATCGAGAACGTCGTCTTGCTCCCGCGCATGAGGCGAGGCATGTACGACCCCGCAAAGCGGTCAAGCCCCAACTTTCGATACTGGGACTCGCCATAGTAGTTTACCGCCTGCTCAAGGGCCTTTTGGGCCGATGCCGCACACTTCTTGTGAAGGCGCATCCGGGTGGCTTTCTGATCGAGGTTGTAGTCGATCCTGAACGAGATGGGGAAGGTGACATCGACCAGCTGCTTCTGCATCTCCTTGTCTTCAGCTGAACCGGCTACGCCCGGCTTACCGTAGAACGCGACAACGCCGGCCTGGCGCGGGAACGCGGATTTGACCGGGGTATACGTGTCGACCGGGTCGCGAGGCAGCTGGCGAGCTCCCTGGGTCGAATTTACCGCGTCCCAGTCATTGAATGCCTCGCGTGTGTTGTGCCCGAGAAGGCCATCGACCGCGCCCGGGTCATAGCCCGCGAATAGCAAGACAATCTGACAAGCCGCGATCACGACCTTCTGATTGGACCATGCGCGGTTCGCCTTGTGGAGTGTCGGGTGACGGTCCAGGATTTTGAAGGCAGCCTCTCGGCTCTTCATCCCTAAGGCCCCATCGATGCGATCTCGATAGTAGCCCGCTGCGGCAAGCAGCCGTTGCATATCAGAGTTGTTCATGTCCATTCCTTATGCGGGCGAGCCCTTGAACGTGATAGTGAACGGATCGGAAGTGACGGGCTCTGCCTCTTCGGTGACCGTGCGACGAACCCACAGGGCAATGCCCTGAGAAGCCGTCATCGCGGGAATAGCCAATGCAGCGCCCTCGGTTGCGGGGGACGAGAACGTGACTCCCGAAGGAGCCGTGTCCTCGTCGGCAATCGTGGTCGCCACTCCCGTGGTGGAACCATCACCGACGCCCGCGGGATCAAGGCCAATGGCGATGTTGGTATCGGCACTGGGCGTGTTGGACTCGATCCACACCTTGCCGCTGATCAGCCCATCCACCGTGTTGGAGTTGAGGATGTAGATGCACCGGTAGTTGATGTCACCTGCGAGGGCTTCGTCAGCGGTCACGTTGTCGAAGATGTTGTTAGTTGTCGGGGAGCCGACGACCGAGTTCGAAGACATGACGCCTCCGAGCGAGGCCTCCGGGTCTGAATTGCCAGAACCACCGGAAAGGCGGAACTGGATATCGGTGGCGATGACGGCCATGGGGTGTTCTCCTAGGTTGCGGATATGGTGATCGGTAGCTTATCGGCATGGGCGGAAAGTCGTCCGTCCTCCGTAAGCGTGGCTACCCAGATTTTAGCTGGTCCGGGTATCCAAGTGTTATCGGGAGTGATCAAGATGGTTTCTTCCGGAGACGAACCAACGAGACGTTCTCCATCTGCGTCTTCGAGGTAGACAAAGAACTGCCAAGCCCCGCCATAGGGACCGATCTCCTGTGGGTGACCCGGATCGTCCATGAAGGGAACCTGATCAAGCACTGAGCGATTTCTACCCGCCCAAGTCATCTCGAACTCCACGCCATGCGTGACCACCACAGGAGTCAGTGACCTCACTCCGTTGATAGTCGTGTTATCCGGTCGGTAGGGCTTACCGAGTTGATCGGTCGGCGTCCAGTCGGGTAGCATCAAGCCGTCATCTTCCACTGAGGTTTCGCGACGACGAACACCCCAAGAAAGAGCCTTGAGGTGGACGGGGTCCCCGGAGTCGAAGCTAAACGACTTGTTGCCAACGTTGCGATAGTCATTCGCGAACATCGCCGCAAGTGAGTTGGCCGCATGAGCAACAAACTCACCCCCAAACAGAGCTCGGTGGACGCGCTTGAGCTTCCAGGAGTGGTCACCTGTTTTCTCCGCTTCCTCATAAGCAAAGAACTCGTTGTCGATGACCAGGAAGGCTCGGCCCGCCTTGGCGCCCACCAGGCCCTGAGTCTGAACGTAGAAGTCATTTCGGACATCGTTGATTTCGATTTCCGGGATGACCCCTGTCTCCCAACCGTCCTCGGCCGAGATGGGAGTGACGAGCACACCAATCGAAGAATAGCCGATGCTGGAGTCGTAGTCCATCCACTCGCCGGGCGTCAATGGGTGATCGTACTGCGAGATATCGAACTTCTGCTGATACTCGTTCGCACGATCCACCAGATACAGCGGCACATCTCGGTCGATGAAGCCGAAGTATCGGTAGTTGAAGCCGGCGAGATATGAAAGCCAGAACGGCGAGCTGACCACCCTTGCCCTTGACGGAGGCTTGGGGTTGGGATCAGGAGCAGTGAACTGAGTCACTTCGCCGTCCACGATGAGATACGAGTAAGGCTCCAGCAAGACAAAGTACTCAAGGGTCACTTGACCGTTAGCCTTGGACTCGACCTTACTGGTTACCGCGGCAATGGCATTGGAGATGCGGTAGTCAGGCCAGCTAAAGTTAACCAAGTCTCCCGGCATCAAGTGAGCGGCTTCTCGGGTTACCTCCGAGGAGAACGACCACATGGGCGTAGTGAGGTAGGGCATGTCCCGAATAGCGCACTTCTGAGCGATAGAGAAATCCATCGCCAGTGGGTACTCCACTCGCTCTTCCTTCTTGATCGTACCGTCAGCCGTCAACATCTCCAAGGGTAGACTGCCAGCCACGTAGCTCCCGCACCGATCAGTGTGGGTGACCTCGAGGGCGTTAGGCAAAGAGTCCCACGCCTGTTTGCTGAGCTGAGTCATCGTCAGGATGTTGCTCGGGCTAAGCTCGAAAGCATCCGAGGTGTTGGCAGGCTTTCGGTAAAGCCGAAACTCGACTTTGCCCGTATGGTGATTTACGAAGATCACCCCATTGGCCTGACCTTCAATAAGCTGAAGAAACTTCGCTCCCGAGGTATCATCTTGATTGTAGAGGGCACCGCAGTTGCCTTCCTCAGCAAGAGTCATCGCGGTTTGCGTGAAACTCACCTTGTCAATGGCATCCTCAGAGACCCCAACGCCGACCCATTCATTGCTCAGGATTTCGTAGGCCATCGTGGCCAAGTTCATGTCACGAGCGGGACCGCAAGCAGACTGATAGCTGATCTCGTTCACGTTGTCGGGAAGACCGAGAGGGTTCATCCGGCGACGGACCTCGAAAGTGAGGTTGGGAAAGTTCGAGGTCACGCTGAGTCCGCGAAGGATCAGATATGAGATGCCCGGGAACCCCGAAACGTTAGGGTCCACCCATGTCTGCATGTAAGGGTCCGGGGCTTGGTCATACTCACCCGAATGCCAGATCATGTCCTGGCTGAGCAGAGACTTGTCCGACCATTGAGCAACGTGGCGACCGACGCCCAAGTTCCCTTGCCACACAGGCTCGTCATCGTTGAAGACCGTGAGAAGCTCAGTCCCCGGACCAAGACACAGCAGCAGCACAACGTCAGCCTGCCAGCCGATGATGTTCTTGGTCACGGTGACCGTGTCGGTGGTCAAGAAGTTGTCCTGATTGAAATACGTCTCGAATGTGCGCAAGTGTTGCGTGGTCGAGTTAGTGATTTCCTTGGTGATCTTCTCGACAGCGCGAAGGTTGCCATACCAGGAGACCAATGCCACAGGAATGCGCTGCTGGCCGATGATATACGGGATGGTGGAACCCGGGATGACCTCAGGCTTTCCGAGCCCCGGAGGGTTATCGGGCTTGCCCTCCACCGTGACAGTCTTTCGCCACTGCTTAGTCAACACGGAAGTGGTGTTGAAGCCAGGGTTCATGATGCCGCCTGCAGGAGGCGGCGAGCTACGCGGTGAGGTAAGCTGACCATTCTCGCCGATGGTCACCAGCTGGCTGCCGGGGATTTGGATGTTGGCCATTAGAAAACTCCTGGGTCTTTCAGTCGCTCGAACTTGCCTGTCACCAATTCAAGCTGTTCCGGAGGCAAGACACCAACGCCCTTGGTGATCAATACCGAGTCGTTCGGCTGATCGCGAAACCCACCATAGTTTCGGACGTTGTTAAACCTGCCAAGGCAATGGGCATAAGTTTTATCGCACCCGCGAACTACCTCGAGAGCGTCACCCACACTGATTTCGGAGAAAGGCCGGTCGATAGTCACGACGCCGGCCTCGTCAACCACTACCACCCGAACCTCTCCAGTGGCCTTGTTGATGACGGAGCCAGGAGCGAAGTAGCCGTTAGGCTGGGGAGGAGTATCGGCATAGGTGACTTGGTTGCCGTCGGGAGACACAAGCTCGACACGTCCTTGATAGACGTTCGCGGCTCGATTGGCCTTGCACCTCTTGTCATAGAGGACGTGGTTGCACTTCACCGTGAGCTTCACCTTGCGTAGGCGTCGATGAGCCAGAAGCTCAGGCTCAGCGCCCATGATCGCGGAGAACACTCGAGAGCGATAGGCATACCCTCGAGCGATCCCGCTCCAGATGACGCGGTATTCAGTCTCCCAATTGTCGCCATGATGAGCTCGGTAGACCGTAACCATCAAACGATCCGGTGTCATCTCAGAGCCATAGGAACGAGCGAGCTTAGCATCCTGTGGAACTGAGAGGCTCATCGTGCGAGCTTCCCGAGCCAAGGAGCCCGTCACGATGTTGGCATCTCTGAGCATCACTGCTGGGCGAAACAACTTCCCGGCAATGTAGATGTCTTGCGGCTGATCCGAGTACCGCATGGTGCCAAACACGCCGGTGAACTCATAGCCCTCCACAGGTGCTCCCTGTCGAATAGAAGAGTCATAGATGGTGTAGGTCATTCGTTCACCGTTCGGATTGGCAAGGACACAGTCGAGTGGTTTCGGTAGTGATCAAAGTAGATCACGTCACTGTTCAGCCTCACTCGGTTAAGGTAGGACAGCGTATGCACTTCGAGGTCGGACAAGGCCGAAGACAGGTTGAGTCGGAGGTTGTCCCCCTCATCAACTACCGACAAGACTCGACGCCAGGTTACCGAGTTCTCGGACTCAAGCTGAAGGCACTTGTAGACCTCATACTCGAACTTGTCTCGGTACTCCTTGCCCGCCACGATGACATGATCCGACTGAACGTCGATCAGCTCGAGGTCCTCACGCCAAGTGGACATGAGGAAGATGCCCTGCTGGCCTCGAAGAGACCAAAGGAAATCACGCCAGAAGTCCATGTCAGTGTCACGGTTGATGAGCCACTCGGAGGTGCCATCTACAAAGGGATGCGAGAAGCTCGAGTAGGTCGCGGGAAGCCCCGTCTCGTTATCGAGCGTTTCTGAGTTGCTATCAAACCTTTCTTCGATGCTCTTGACCGCGATAGGCCTGGTCGGCAGTACCGGCACGTCTTCGAACATGGGCAACGTACCCGGTGAGCCATCACGCCGAAACCGACGGTAGGCGCACTGCTCCCCGGATAGGGTGTATCGACCTGTCAAAGCCTCCATGGAAAGAGAGCTGAGATTAGGTAGACGAACCTTCAAGCACGGAGCAACTTCCCAGGAGCCGTCAAGCTCGAACTCAAACGAATTGCTGAGTATCGCTCCTGTGGGAGTAAGCAGTTGAACTGTAGCCTCGAACAGCCGACGAGTTGCTGGGTGATAGATGGCCACCTGATCACCGAGCTGAACCCAAGTCTGTTCTCGATCAAAGAACAGCTCAGCGCTGCCCACCGGAGTAACCCCCATGAGCCGAGTCAAATAAGAGAACATCGGCAAATAGGGCATGGTCCCGACGACGTTGTAGAGCTGCTGATAGGCATCCATTCGGTCACGCTCATCCGGCAAGGCCACCGGCTGGCTGATGAGGATGCGAGGATCGACGCGCATGGCGATGCGTTGCTCTGTGCTGTCCCAGGCGATGTTCACACGGGTTAGCCATGACCATCCCTCCCTAACCGGCTCCATTGGATACAGGTTAAGTGTGCCCACCGAAGCCACAGGGGGGGCGTCGATCTCATAGGAGCTAGTCATCTCAGCTCGGATGTCATTGTCGTCTTCGATGCGATACTCGGACACAAGGGTTGCCGTGATGCTGCCGAGAAGCTCATAGGAGCTCGACAGCTGAGCTTCGAACTCATCACCCATGATCGAGTACGCCGATGTCAGCGAAGCAACCACAGGAGCCAGGATCGAGTATTCGGAGAACACTCGGTTCGTCACGAAGTCATGGATCACGTAATCTGACGGCAACAGGACCCGGAACGAAGCATCTCCGAGCTCATAGTCCGACTCAAGCGACACTTCGAAAGGCTGACCTTGGATCGAGTAGTCAGACGGCATCGAAGCTTCGAAGGTCCCGCGAACAGCAAAGTCCGACACCAGCTGGGCCATGATGGCGTTGTCGATTGAGTAGTCCGACTCGATGGTCGCAATGACCGAATTGTCCTCATCGAGGAATTCGATTTTGACAAAGGCCACCCCTTGGCGTAGGCCACGCGAATATCCCGAGACAGTGATTGTCTCAAGGTCACGACCTGCTTTGCTCCAAGTCTCAGCGCCATCGAGGGGCGTAATGGCGACGAAGTTTTGATTGGTAGTCCCCGACAAATAGAAGCCGATGATCAGCGCCAGGTCCCACTCGGAGTCATACTCGAACGGGATAGGATCGCTGACAATCTCGGTGGCCTGTGGGATAGTGAAACCGTTGCTCCCTCCCCAGGTCACTCGAACCGGGTCTTCGGTGTAAGACGGCTGGCTACCCGATCCTTCGCCAAACCCAACACCAAGGAACACTTCGCTCAGGGACATCGACTGATCAGAGCGGGACTGAGCGGTCAACCTGATAGCGAAGGCCTTTCCCGAAAGAGCGCGAGGCTGAACCCGCATCCTACCGGTATAGTTGCCCCAACCATCAGATCGACCTGAGCTTCCCTCGGGGGGTACCCACTCCAGAGCAGTGGACCAGACTTCGCGTTTCTTGATTTCATAGGTCGAGGACAGCCGAGCGTAGAATTCCCGGGTAACCACACCATACAGGGTAAGCTTTGAGATGGAAGTGCCAGTCTGGGTGGCTACCCCGTACAGAGTGAGCTTGGAGATATCCATCGGAGTCCTCGACTAATTAGGTGGAACGAACGCCCCACTGAGTGTCCGCCATGTCGGTCCCTCGCCAAGGCAGTCCTGTTTTTGGATTGACGGGGAAGTGAGACTGAAACGGCCCAAAGACCGGTCCAGGATCGGGAACTACGTCCTTATAGAAGGTATCTCCCGGAACGTAGTTGATGCGGGCCAGCGTATCCACACCAGGGGAACCTGCGGACTGGGCGCGACCCGCAAGGATCACGTCAACGTAATCCCGAGGGCCAAAGCCCGTGGGGATCGCGTTGAAGAGCATCATAGTCTCCAGGTCGGCGGCAGTAGCCGAAAGTACGGTACTGTCATTGATGCCAATCTTTGTGACGTTGCTGATGGTCCCAGTCCACTCAGTCTTGTCCCCGCTGGTCCAAGGATTGCGCTGATACATTTCCAGCATCCGGGTGCTCTCATCCGCTACCATGATAGCAGAGTGCAGGCCAGGTCCCCCACCAGAAGTGTTGAAGGAGACCTGAGCAACGCCTCCTAAGGCCGTGGGTCGAGTATCGCCCGTGAAGTCGATAACCTTCAAGGCATCGTTCCACAGCTCGAAGCGGCCTTCCTCGCCAATCACCACATGCATGTCAAAGCGAGCTCGGGGGTTGTAAGAAGCACCGTCGCCCGAAGTCAGCACTGACCAGGCACCTCCCCGATAAATCCTCACGCTCAGTGTGGAGCCAAGGATCGAAAGCCCGAACAAGGGCTCCATCGCCGCGTTGTAGAATGTGATGAAGTTGGAGGAAGCGGAACCCGACCCACTCCATTTACGTAGGTGCTGACTATACCACATGTCTACCATGGGCTCCCAAGCAGGTGAGCGCCCCTGTGTCGCATTGCCCGAAATGCTCTCCAGCACCAAAGGGGACTTAGCGTCGGAGTTGGTGTCCGAGGCGCAGCCTCCAACAAATGCGAGGTCAGCGATTGAGGTAGCAACCCAAATCAAAGCCATGTCAGCCTCCAAGAATGTCCGCGATGCTGGTGCGGACCACGTTGTAGATAATCTGCTGGCCGGTCTTCGATGCCATTGAGTTAAGCAGATCGTTTGCGTCCATCTGGTTCACCACGGTCACTTCCACCTTCTGCTGAGGCTTGTCTCCCGGCTGATCCTGATAGGTGGGCTTGATCGAAGTCGACGAGGTATCCACGATGGACCCTTTCTCAGAGCCCATGGTACCCGCCTTGTAGCGAGCCATAGAGTCAGAAACCCAAGGGTCCTTCGGGGCGGTTCGCGTAACGCTCATGCCACCGCTGCTCTCTGGTGCCAGCCCAAGCTCAGAACCACCGGACCCGCCTCCCCCATAGTAAGAGGAACCGACTGACCCGGCTTTGCCTGTCAAAGACCCCGAGGACGATCCGTAGCCTCCTCTACCCGAGGAGCCACCGCTCGAGCGACCGCTACCACCATCGCGAATGTCCGCAGCCATCGCCCGATAGTAACTTGCCTGAGCATTAGCCAGCTTGGCCTGCTGCTCGATCAGGTTCGTCTGAGCCTTCTGGAATTCGGCCAACAGCTGACCGATGGAAGTCTGGAAGCTGTCGATAAACGAGTCGCCCCAGTTGTTCCACAAGTCATAGATGTTTCGTCCGGTTCCTTCGAACTTGGCGGACATGATGTTGGACATGGCCTCCATCGCAGACGAAGCCTTCTGGCCTCCCTGCTCGTGAGCCCTTTCCATCTTCGCGGCACCTCGAGAATTGGCAAGGTCGAGGGCAGTGGCAAACCCCATGCCCGTTTCCTCGCCAGCTTTCTGGATCGAAGTCGACGCTTTCTTACCCCCATTGTCGACTGCCTTCTCCATAGAAGCGGCAGCTTTCTTGCCCCCGGAGTCGACGGCCTTTTCCATAGCGGCAGCCGCCCCCTTGCCATCACCCCCGCCGGATTTGCTCGAGGAGGTTGCCGAAGCTGCCTGTCGAGTGATACCCAGCAAGTTCTCAAGTCCTGAGAGCAGATCATCGATCCATTGAGCAATCTGCTCAAAAATCGGGACCAGCGTCTCATACATGAACGTGAACGCCGGAGTGAGCGTGTCCACGATGTAGCCACCCCAGAGCATCAGACGATCATAGATCGCTTCGATCCAAGGAGCCACCGCGCCATACATGACGGACACGGCTTGCGTGATGATGTTGAAGACTCGAGAGCCCACCTCGCCGATAGCCTTCAGTCGCTCATCCGTCAAGCCGAGCTCCTCACGGAACTTCCAGATGACGGCAATAGCCGCTGTGATGCCCGCAGCAAGCGCGACAAAAGGATTGGCCATCAACGCGGCAGTAACCGCCTGAATGCCCGTGAGCAACGGACCGGACAACGTAGTGGCAAGTCCGAGGATCATCGACACGGCGGTAGGACCAAAGGCCACGCCAATCGCTACACCGATGGGGGCGAGGATCGCCAGAAGCACGTCCATGTTCTCTGCGACGAAGTTGATAGCCGATGCCGCGGCGTTCATGCCCACAGTGAGCAGGTCGATCAAGCCAGTTCCTTCTACGATTGCGTCAAAGAAGTCTTCGACCGATTTGGACAGCCGCTGCTGTGCCGCAGCAAAGCCCGTGAAGCCGGCCTCGGCAACGCCGCCTACCTGCTCATTGAGGACTTCGATGATGTATCGCTGCGCCTCAAGCTTCTGATTGGTGTCAACCAGCTGCTGAACCAAAGCCGCCTGATCGTCGGTGAGCGAGATGCCTCGCTTCTGCAACATGGCGAAGCCGGCAATCGGGTCATCGAGTGCGCGGCCCAAGCCTTCCATGCTCGACCGTAGGTCACCGCCCCAAGCGGCAGACATGTCATTGGCCAGCTTGATCGAGTCGTAGAAGACGTCATTCGAGAAGCCGAATGTCGCGAGGTTCGAGCCGATAGCCATGACCTCCTCGGCAGCGCGACCAGTGGCGTCTTCGAGGTCATCCGCGAATTTCTTGAATTCAGCCGACGAAGTGTTGGCGGTGTTTCCCACATTGCTGAGGGCCTGGTCGAATTGCCTCAGCAGGCGCTCTTCCTCCTCAAGTCGCTTGATGGACGAGGAGATGCCCAGCGCCAGCGTGGTGCCGATTGCCGCAGCAGCTGCAGCAGCCCCCGCGACAATCCAGTTAAATCCTTCGCTAGCGGACTTAAGGTCGCCCGCCATCTTGTCAGTAGCCGTGGAGGCTTCCTCGGCGCCGCGACGAAATGCAATTGCAGCGTCCTGAGCTTTGCCGGCCTTGCCCGAGAATTCGTCGAGCTGATCGTTTGCTTCCTTGACCGGATCGGAGTCGACGCCAATCCCGAGTTCAGCGATGTCCATTCCACTTAGCTCCTGTGGGTTTTGTTTCGCCACGGCCTTCGAACAGAGCACGAATGCCCGAGGCATCGCTCATCGGAGTCAACTTCTTCATACCCGGTGGGAGCGAACGTTCTTGTTCTTTCTTTCGGGCACTGTGATTGACAAAGAGTTGGCCGAGGTCACGAATGATCCTAGCTTCGAGAGGTCGGATGTAGATGCCCATCACTCGAGAGTAAGCCTCGATCTCAGAGTATGGCGTTTTAAAGGGCCCCATGCCATACCCGCCGAAGAGAAACAGCTCAGTGAACCATCTCCACACATACGAGAGAGGGCTCAAGGGCAACTCATTCCACTGGTTGTCCTTGAACCTTTCCTCCGCGAATGCCATCAGCTCTTGGACGAGGCTTTCAGAAAAAGCTGACGATCCACGACGCTTCGGTCGATCTGCTCGCGAGCCCACTTATGCTTCGTCAGAAACTCCGGAAACTTCGGTCGATTGCTGCCGAGGTCATCTCCGTCCATCTGGATGTTCTTGAACGCATGGATACAAGCCACCAGCGTGGCCATGCCCTGACGTTCAATCTCTTCCGCAGTGGGCTTGAGCTTCTGTTTCTGCTGTGCATCTTCCAGACGCTTGTCGAGAAGGATGCGCTGCAGCTTCTGGTACTGCTCGGAGTCGGCGCTGTAGATGTAGACCCCGACCGGGTCTCCTTCTTCAGTCACCTCGCCGGCAGCATTGAGTACGGGCTCCTTCTCCCACAGGAGGTCATGTGTTCCGGGATGACGAAACTGGAGGAAGGTGGGCTCGTGGCTGATCTCGAGTTTGTTGAAGTCCATGTCTTCACCTGTCGATGCGTTGGGGGTTAGTTGAAAGATGGTCGCCTGTTACGGCGACGTGATGGGCTCCTGCTCGATGATGAGCGGGCGCGGGTAGATGCCGAGCGTATAAGTCTCGGTGACGAAGTCTTCGTTGCCGCCGAGGGTGTTGTTAGCACCAGCGACGAGGGCGCGGAAGTAGAACACCGTGTTGGTGGTCAATTCGTTCGGCGCGTCTTCAAGCTCGAGCTTGAAGTTGTAGAAGAACTTCGTCCGTTCTGCCGCACGAAGCGCCTGCTGTCCGGGTGCCGACGACACGCGACCGACAACCAGTGCGGGGTCGCCAGCGTTTCGGGTGCCCTTCGACTTGATCACGAAGTCATCCGAAACCAGCGGGAACTGAAGGACGTTGGCCGTCGAACCGATCTCGCCCATATTGGAAACTTCTTCGATTGCCAGGTAGGTGTCAGCTTCGAAGTCGTCGCGGGTGACTGCGTTGACGGTGGTGCCAATGTAAATCTTGGCCCCGGCGAAAGTCTGTGCCATTTGTTTCTCCTTAGGCTATGACTTGGTAGGGGATGGAGACGGGCACTCTCAACCATGCCCCATCCTTCATTGTCTGGGCAATGGACGGCACCCGAGTGACCCTGATGCGAAAACCATTCCCGTCCAGAATGGTGCCTTTCTTCCAGATCGAAACAAGCTCACTGGCGATGTCTCGAGCGGGAAGATCTCCTTGACCCTTGTTAGGGCTCATGACTGCGACCTGCAGAAACCCCTGGTACCACTTCGGAGCATCGTTGCCCACAAAGAGTTCTTGAGTGGTGTTCGGCAGGTAGGTTAGTTCGAGGTAATCGTTCCCCTCGACGGGATCGAATTTCTGATGAGCGATGGCCACCTCGATTGAGGGACTGCCGGGAGCTGTCGCCAATGCGTGAGTGAACAGCGTCTCCGAGATGAGAGACTCCTGGATCATGGGAACATGCTCCTTGCTTTGCTTACGTTGTTCTGAACGATGGTCGGCCACTGCTGAGCAGCCAATCGGCGAAACCCACTGCCGGGTGAGTTGATCGTCCCGTACTCTCGGGCTCCAGCATACCTCGCAAGGTAAACCGCATAGATCGTCTCTCCGAGCGGAGCTCCGGCAATGGTCAGCTCATACGACCGGTCCTCGCCGTCGGGAAAGTTGTAGTCGGCGGGCCTATCGAGCAATCCCGTCGCGGGACCTCCAATCGTGATGCGCAGCGACGAACGAAGGAACCCAGTCTTAATAGGCATGTTGCCGCCTTTTTTGTTCGACTGGTTCATGACCTCAATAACGTCTTGTGCCGAACTCTTAACCACGTTCTCAAGTCGGTTCTTCGTCTTGAAGACCCATTCATCGACTTGCGCCTTAAAATTCTTGGCCATCGTAAGGGTTTCCTATTCAAGATCACTTGGGCCTATGGTAAGGTGTCTTTATCGAAACAAGGACCACTGCCATGAGCATTCGCTACCCCGAGCAACGCCTCATCGAAATGGGCTATCGCGTTTATGACGTTCTCCAAGAGGACGGTACCTGGTCCTTCTTCAAGTACAACAAGAAGAACGAACTCATCCGTGAGGCCCATGGCCTTACTCAGGAAGAAGCTGCTAAGCTCCGTGGAGTAAAGTGACATGATCGACTTCTCTGATCTGGACGACAAGGACCTGAACGCAGGTGGCGTTCGCAAGCCGAAGAAGGATCGTCCCACATTTCCGTGCCAGTCATGCGCCGGTACCGGCAAGTACAAAGGGGTTCGCGTTCACCAGCCAGAGGAGCGTTGCTTCTCCTGTGGAGGCCGCGGCCACTTCTACACGTCGCCGTTCGAGCGCCAGAAGAAACGCGATGCAGCTCACAATCGCAAGGCGATGGAAATCCTCAAGCTGCAGCAGGCGTTCGATGCTCAGTACCCGGGCGTCATCGCCATGGCTCGTGAGTTCGGCAAGAAAAGCGAATTCATGCGCGACCTGGTCGAGCAGTACGGCAAGGGCAAGTTCCTGTCGGACAAGCAGGTCGAGGCCATTCGCAAGTTTGCCGCACGTCGCGCCGAATTCGAGGAACAACGCGCAGTAGAACGCGAGAAGCCCACGACCGAGGTCGACCTGTCTCCCATACATGCCATGTTCGACTCCGCCCGCAAGGCAGGCCTCAAGCGTCTGGCTTACCGCGCCGAGGGGCTGATCATCAAGCCCGCATCGTCTGTGGGTGCCAACGCCGGAGCCCTGTATGTCAAGCTCGACAAGGGCGACACCGAGCTCGGCGATGATGCATACCTCGGCAAGATCGTCGGCACCAAGTTTATCGGCAAAAGCTACGTCAAGCCGCACCATGTCGAAAACCTTCACAAGATCGCCCATGATCCGGTCGAAGCTGCCAAAGCATATGGCAAGCTCGTTGGTCGATGCTCCTGCTGCGGTCGAGCCCTGACCGACCCACAGTCAATCGAGCTGGGCATCGGTCCTGTCTGCGCCGAGAGATGGTTCGGTGTTGCAACGCCTGGCCCGACTAAGGGTGAAGTCAAGGAATTCCTCAAGGAGGCCGAGGTCAACATCAACACGAACTACGGCAAGGCATCCTCTCAGACACCCGTTGCGGGCAAGTATGATCATCTGTATACTCCCGGCATGTCTGCTAAGGACAAGCAACGCATTCGCGCAAAAGCACGAAAGGAAGCACGCGCATGATGACCGAACGCGAAACCGATTTCGACAAAATCAAGGTCAAGGCCTTGATCGGCGACAAAGTCGATGCCACCTTCTCGATCAAAGGCGGTGTCTACAAATTCAGCTCGAAAGGCCTGACGGATCGTGAGCACCAATCGCTCAGCGAGGCATATCGTGGCTTTGTCGAAAACAAAGACATCAAGCTGCCTCCGTCGATCAAGTTCAACATGATCGAGAACCTGTTACGGGAGTTCTCCACATTGAGTGAACTCGTTCGTTACTTCACGGTCGATGCCCTGTCCATCGCGTCACCGTCATTGGCTGCCCCCGAGGACAAGCCCAAGCGTAAGCCGAAGGAAACGGTTCGGCAAACCATGGATCGCATCAAGAAAGAGCGTGCCCCGGCTCAATCGAAGGCTGCGGCCAAGTACGTCTATCCCGAAGGCATGAGCCAAGAGGACAAGCGTCGGTTCCGCGCCAAAGCGAGAGCCGAGGCACGCAAGCAGGCCGCCGACTGAGAGGGAACATCTCAGCCAGCGACCCGCAGCTAGGCGACCAGCCCGACCCCCAGGCAAGTCGGCCGCCTATCCTTTGATCCGCTTCAGGTAGTTGATGCGGAACACTTCCCAGCACCTGCAGTTGATCACCTCATCCGCGGGAGCATTGGGGTCTCCCGGATACATGAGTTTCGCGCCTGTGACAGGCGAGACATAGGGCTCATCGAATTTAACCCTCTGCCCGTCGAGCGCGATATGAGACTCTCGAGTGGGCGGCTCGCCACTGGTAGCTTGCCATTCCCGTTCGATCTCCTCAGGCCTCGCATATCCGTTACGGATGGCCTGCTCATACGCTTCACGCTGAGACGCATGGAGTGCGGTCATGGACTCGGTACGTCCCACCATATCGGCACGGTACTTCTCAGTCCTCGAAGTCAAGGCGTTGATCATGCGTTGACGAACGTCCGCCGGGATCGGCTCATTCGATTTGAGCGCCTTCTCCACATAACGATCATACCGCTGGTTGCGCAGTTTGCGTTTGAGGTATGCCCCAGGGTCATTGAGGAGCTCGTCAGCCGCTTTGTCGATTGACTTGCGCTGAGCGTTCGTCAAACCCAGAATTCCGCCCTCACGGCGTCCTGTGGCCGGATTGAACTTGCCCGCGATCTTCCTCGCCGTTGTCGTCGGGTTGTCACCGTTGACCAGGCCTTGCGTCAGCACGTCCTGAACCGACTGACGAGTGTCCTCGGTGATCTCCGAAATGAGCTTCGAGCTATGTTCCGAAATCCACTCCTCGGCGGCAAGGTCGCGAACATCGAACCGCATCAGCACCGATGCCCCGGCCGCGTCCTTCAGGGGAGGCATTTGACTGACGGCGAACTTTCCTCCGGAGTCGTAAGCCTCCCTGACTGAGTTCGTCAGCGATGAGTAGGCCGCCGGCTCAATGTGAACAAGCCTCAGAGCCTCGGCAACAGCACCGCGTCGAATGGCATCCGTCAGCTGCTTGAGGTTGATGCCGCCCCTCAGCTCATCGATGGAGGCCAGGAATGCGCGACGGAGGAGGGGCTCCCAGTCGGAGATCAGGTTCTCCAATGTCTTGCGTCGGTTCCTGGCCATCGGTCACAGCTCCACTTGCAGGTCATACAGGACGATAGTTGTCCTTGGCTTGAGCACATTCATCGGCGGCACGATCCGATAGACTTGGCCATCGGGTGCCTGGATTTTGTCGGTCAACTCGATAGTGATCGGCAAATTCTTGGGCGACACGAGCATCCGGCGCGAAGACGCCTTGATTGAGCTATTGCTTCGCTCGCGGTCCGTGTAGTCGATCACCACACAGGAGCATGGGGTTTCCTGAGGCGGCAAAGGTGTTGGCCTCACGCCGCCCGAGCTGCGTTCTCGAATGATCTTGCCGAGGAGCTTGCCCCCGAACTTGACGATCAGCTTGTCCGCCGTATTCACGCTCTTGAGGTAGTTGAATTCGGCCATGACTAAATCCTCGTCGTGGTTCCCGTTCGAAGGCTGCCGCTTCGACTGGTGTAGCCAATCAACGGCTGGAGAATGCGATCAATCTCTTCGATGATCGGCTGAGAGTCAGCAAACCCCTTTACCGGATCAGCGTAGGTGACAGACAGCGGTCCCAGCGTTTCTTGCTTGACGCGATCCATACCCGTGTAATCCGGCATAAGGCTGTTGGGCGAGATGAGCTCACGAAGAGCGGCTACGTAGGTCGCACGTTTCCACTCAATCGGAACTTCGTCATCCGCGATGGCCTCGCCCGAGGCATCGGTCATGCCCACCTGTGGGAACATGAGCGACTGAGAGCGATTGCCCTTTTTCTTCCCGTTCAGCCTAGCGCCATACGCGCCTTCGATGTAAGCCGTACCGCGAATGAAAGCGGACTCTCGCTCATCGTCGGGACTGTCGGCAGCTTCATCCCATGCGGTATTGCCCATCACTTCATGGTAAGCAGAGATGCCGGCCATGGTGTCATAGACGTTAGCGTTAGGGACGCCAGCGCCCGTCTCGACGATGAGGAAAGTCATTTGCGTTCGTCCTTATTTGCGACGGTTGCGACGGTTGGACTTCTTGGCCGGCTTTTCGACTTCCGGCTCTTCGTCTTCTTCGTCGGTGTCCGACTCGTTGTCAGTTTCGTCAGGCTCTTCGCCTTCCGTATCGCCGCCCGTTGCGGGAGGGTCCTGCTCGTTAGGCGTGAAGTCGCCGCCTTCGCCGGGGCTTTCCGGGCTCAGCACGGTGTCATCGTCTGCGTCATCCGTGTCCGGCGTGAGATGTTCGTCGGCAGCAACGCGGCGATCCAGCTCGTCTTCGATGATGCGGACAGCCTGCTTGCGGTTGGCTACGTCGCGCTGAGCGATGTCAGCCGCCAGCTGGATGATACGCGGGTTGCCGAACTGTTTCCAGGTGTCGGGAATTTCGACCAGCTTCTGACCTGGGCCCACAGGAGCAACGCCGTCTTTCCAGCTGATCGGAGCGCCCTCCTTGAGCTGCGTGCAGTTAATGCCGAATTCATCGGCCGCCCGAACGACCTTCGGCCAGTCGCCGAGAACGTAGATGTGAGAAACGCCATGGGGGAAGCGGCCGTCGAAGTATTTGGGGTTCTGGTAGTGACGTCCCGCCTCAAACCCGCGCTTCTGCGTGGAGAATACAAGTTCAGTCATGGGGGTGTTTCCTTGTTGGGGAAGATGACCGAGCACCCACAGGATGCCCGGTCAGTTTGTCCGTTAGCCGAAGCTTACGGGGAGGTGCCGCCGACTTCGATCATGACGCCTGCCGTGACCTTGTTGTCCGCAGCGTACTTGCGCCAGTTGGCGCCGGTACCGAGCTGAGCCAGGTTCGGGTTGGTCGGCGCTGCCGGCGATCCCGTGTTGTTCCAGCTGTAGCCGAGGAGCTCGACGTTGAAGGTGCCTTCACCGCGGTAGCCGAGAGCAAGGTTTTCCTGGCTGTCGATGTTGTAGGACCGGAAGCCCGGTGCCTGCGACTCGACAATCTCGACTGCGCCGGCCTGCAGACCGAAGATGGTTTCTTCGGGAATGCGGTCGGAGACGAGGACAGGCTTGCCCATCGTACCCGGCTGGCCACCGTAGATGACGACGCCGGCTTCTTCGTAGACCTTGGTGTCAATCGCGTTGTCCACAAGGTCGAAGTAGGTGGCGGAGTCCATGGCGAAGAGGGCGATGCGGTTGAACCGGTCGCCGAACTTGCGCATGCCCTTGGTGAGAACCTTCTTGCCGTCGGTTGCCCAGTTGCCGGTGGCGACCATGTCGGCATTGCTGCCGATGGCGGCCGTCAGTGCGGCAAAGGCTGCTTCGATGAAGTAGGCGAGCGTGGCGTCTGCCATGTGCTGGCCGATGAGCTGCGAGAACTCTTCGGGCGAGCGGGCGCGGCGCTTGAACGCTTCCTCCGTGGTCTCGTAAGGACCATACTTCCAGGGCGTCTTCACACCGACCATTTCGTCGGCGCCGAGCTTCTGCCCGGTGACGGTAGCTGTGGAGTTCACGTCGCGGTGTGCGACCGAACCGGGCACCGTGTAGAAGGCACGCTGGGTGAGGTCACCCTCGAGGAGTTCGTTGCGAAGAACGATGGCGCCCTGCGAGGATGCGTTGAAGACGTCGAGCACGTCCTGGATGCGCTCGAGGTATGCGGTCTGAGCCTGATCATTGTAGATGATCATGTCATTGTTGACAGTCGTTGCCATTGAAGGACCTTTCTATGGGTTGATTACATCGGAAGTTTGAGGAACGCAGCCTGACCGTGCTTCTGCTGATACTCCCGCTTCTGCTGAGGGGTCATCGTGCTGCGCTTGAGCGCACCGCCTCCGCCGCCGTTGTTAGGCTGCTTGCCGGTGCCAGTGGTGCCGTCGCCTTCGAATGCGCGACCGAAGACTTCGGAACTACGCATCTCCTCGACAAGCTGAGCAATCGTCATCGGATTGCCCTTCGTGTCCCCGATGCGGACATTGCCATCCTTGTCGATAACCTCGACAAAGAACTTGCCGTCCTTTTCGCCGACGCGCGTCATCTTCGAGATGTGCGGCAGCAGGAGTTCAGGAACCCCCTTGGCGGCGATGATGTCTGCGCGTGCCGTCTGCGTCACCAGCAGGTCCTCGACAGTCGAGGTCAGCAGAGCGTTGCGTTCGTCACGCGAGGAAATCTCGCCCGTGTACTGTGCGATCAGGCCCTCCTTGGCGGCGTTGACTTTGGCCTCGACGACCTTGTCTGCCTCCTTGTTGGGATCGAAGGACATAAACTCCTCGTACTTGTCGAGGGCCTGCTTCGCCTTGACCGGGTCCAGCGAGTGAACCCACTTCTTTTCCTTGTCATCCCAGTTGGAGCCGAACTTCTTGAGTTCCTTCTCCACACTGCCGCGAATGGAACGTTCCGACGACAGTGCCGACTGCAGGGTGCCGACATTGGCGAGTTCGAAACCATCGGAGGCTTCGACATCGAGAACATATTTGCCATCGCGCTGGGTGTAGAGCGGCTTCACGCCATCGTCTACAGAGTCCAGGGTGTCAAGAACAGCCTTGAGAGCCATGATCGTATTCCTTTCGGTCGCTTCACGCGGTGATTGCCAACTAAACGTTCAGCCATTCTGAGGTCGGCGTTCCCAAAATGGTCTGTGTCCATCCCGACATTGATCGAGCTCTCCCCTTCAATGCCGGCACGGCTTGCAAGAACCCAGGCTTGAACCCGTTAGCACCCGTCCAATGGGATTTCCCATCGATACGGCCGCCGTCGGAAGACATGGGTATTCCACACAGGACGAGGCGGTCGAAGCCAAGATCGATTGCCACCTTGCAAGCAAAGAGGCCTGACGATCCCGATTTCTCCTGTCCTGTGAATTTCCAGTCATACGCCTCACATACGTCGCCAAAGGCTTTGTGCCCGTAGTGACGTGGCGAAGGCGGTGAGCCTCTCTCCGATCTCTCATCGATCAAGGCTTGGAACCTGTCGGGGTGAAGAGACACCCAAGCATCAAGCTCGCCTGTCCATTCGACCCCCGCTTGTTTCGCTGCGACGACTCCCTCGAATTCGCTCATCTCGAGCGCTCGGCGTATGTCGTCGCGCAGGCAGTTTGCGCTGCCTAAAATCAAGCACCGTTTAGCCATGCAATCGCACTCCCGGCGTCGACTCGGTCAAATGCCGGTAGGAAGCCTGCGTTTTTGACCAGAACGCCAGCCTGGCTGAGTTGCGTCGCTGCCGAGGAGAACAATGCCGGTAAGTGCGCCAGCGAGCCACGTGGCCGGCCCAGGCCGATGCCGTACGGTTCTTGGGTGCCGTCAACGCCAAACAATGCCACCTTCTTCGCTCCCATGTGGTAAGCGAGACCCAACGCGCCGAAGGCACTGTTGCCGGTATGCAGGCGTGACGCATCCTCAGACAAGCCAATGCCCGAGATGCGATGTAGCCAATGAATATCGGGCTCGGGAGGATTGCGATGCCACAGGAGGCGAGCATCAGGCCTACCAAAGTCTTCAGGGACCGCGGCATAGTAACGAGTTCCTTCCTTACGTTGTTCGGGCGACATGATGCGCTGCCGTGTTCTGCGGTTGGCGTCGACTGTGATCCAGCTGTCTGCGCGAGGCAAGCCGAAGATTGCTCCCTTGACCGCGATCACATGAACGTGGTCTTTCAGGTTGTCGAAAGGAGTGGTCCTGAAAGACGGGCCCGACGCGACGATTGCCACCGCGTCTGCCCGTATCGTCACCGGATCAAATCGGACGGAAGACCATGTTCCGGATATCGAGGATGCTATCGAGCTCATAAGACCCTTCCCCCAGTTCCTCGATGATGGCTTCCTGGTGTTCACCGTCATTGGCCTCGATGATCAGCCAAGGCTTCTCGCGGCGAAGCGTCTCGCGCATTCCTCGCAACGCCTTCGGCTCGTGACCTTCGATGTCGATCTTGACACACGACACGTTGCGGAAGCAGTAGCCGTCGATGGTCACCAGGTCGACCGAACGTTTCGGCCCCGACTTGCGATCAAGTGAAGCGCCCGCAGTCAGCTTAACCTTCGGGTTATAGGCGAGTTCGCCTTTGCCGCCCTGAGAGGACACTGCCACAGGATAGACGGTGAAGTCGACGCCGTTGCGCTTCTGGTTCGTCGCGATCTGATCTCGATTTTCCTGCATCGGCTCGAAGCCGTAGGCGATGGCTCCCATCTTCACCGCCGCAATCGAGAACAGACCCGAGTAGCAGCCGATGTCAAGGAAGATCGACCCGGGCTTGATCAGCTGTGGGAACACCGCCAGCGTCTGAGGCTCGAAGGGGATGCCCTTGTCCAGACGTTCGGAGACGATGCGGTCACTTGCCTCGAGCTCGACTTTGACATCGCCGACTCGGATGGATGAGTATCTCATTTCCAATGCTCCTTGACCCAGCGGTGCTGAGACGTGTGAGGTTTCTCGGGTCCGGCGAAGACCATGATCGATGCTCCATCCGGTACTCGGTCCGTGAATTCGCGACGGCCAACGAAGAAACCCGATGGCAGTGCGTCCTGCAGCAACGTCGCGCCCGGATGTAGGCGTTCGATTGCCATCTGATCTCCGTAGTTCCCACAGGAGGTCATGATGTTGGTGCCATTGTCGGCGAAGGCGTCCCATATGTCGAGACCAAACCCGTCGGCGAGTTTCATCACGCAAGAGCCGTAGCCGCACGGATAGTTGATCGACCCCGACCTTCGAGTGAAGTTGGCGCAGATACCGAACCGCGTCTCGAGTTCGATGAGTGGCCGGAGCCGATCAACCACCACCGTGTCAAGGTCGAAGTAGAGACAATCGCCTCGACCTCGGACACGAGGATCAAACAAGATCATCTTCGGCCACCAGCGATCAAGCCGGTACCGACTGACATCGATCATCTCGACGCCTTCGACCTGTTCCCGTCGATCAGTGAGGCAGATCATGCGAACGCGGTACCCTTTCGAGTGACGCATCAACATGCTCCTCAGCTTCTCAACGTATTCTTTACCATATCTTGGGCCTACCCACACGCAGGCATAGGTTATCGTGGACATTCTCTTGAGTTCCCCTTCAAGGTGCCATATACTGTCTTCATCGAAACAAAGGAGATGCCCGATGGCCCACCTTGCTACCGCCCATGACAATCGCGTTAATCGCGTTGCCGCCATGCTCGATACTGCTCGTCCCTTCGTGGTCCTCAAGCCCAAGGGCTGCGTCAATCCGATCCTCGGTCACTACACCACCATGCGCGGTGCGAAGGCGGCCGCGGATCGTTGGAACAAGGCAACCGGACGCGCTTGACGAATTCTTAACCATGACCAAGGTTGCTGTGGGGTTGTTCTTTACTTCCCCACGGCAAAGGCCTATGGTATCTTCATCGAAACAAGGAACTGATCCGATGAAGTACGTTATCCGCCTCCGCAACCTCAAGAACAACTCGATGCGCGAGCTGTCCAAGAAGTTCGATACCCGCGAAGCTGCCGAGGCTGAAGGCCGTCGCATCGTCGCTGCCAAGAACAACACCGTCGCCTACCACGTCGTCGCCAAGTAAGGAGCCACAGACATGAACATTGTTAAGGACCTCGTCGCCCGCATCGAAAAGCGCCTGACCGAAACCAAGAAGCCCTGCAAGCTGTACTCCTCCGAGGCCACTGCTGAGAAGGTCGCCGAAGAGGAAGCTAAGTTCCTCGCCGTGTACTTCTCCAAGCATGGCTTCTCCGACGATGAAGCCAAGAACATTCGACCCGCTCGCTACGTTGTCGTCCATATCCCTTCGGTCAACAAGTGGGCCATCGGCCTTGACCAGACCGAGGTCATGTCTCGCAAGGACTCCGTCGGTGGCTACGCGATGATCATGGCCGACCGCGGCATCTACACGTTCTAATCTCTCGGGGGCGCGAATGCCCCCACAGGAGGCACTGCCATGAAAGTCACCTTCAAGCGTATGCATCACACCGGGCGGTACCGTTCGTTCGCCCTTGGCTACACAGACGTCAAGGTCAAGCGTCGCAAGATCGGCACAATCACCGAGCGCCGTCAGGATGGTCTGTGGCGTTGCTCGATCATGATCAAGAGCGATGTCCCTTCGAGCGGCTGGCGTTGGGTCACCCTCAAAGGCGCTCACAAGACCGAGCAGGCTGCTCGAGACTTTTTCACATTACGCATAGACGAAATCTATGCTAAGTTCGCCGTCCACGAACAGGAGGACTGACGTGACTGACATCACGCTCGCCCGTATCAAGCGGGCATTCGACCGACGTGGCTGCACCGGGCTCACCATCTGGGTGAACTCGGACGGTCACATTCAAGCGAACCTGCGCGGCCCCGACAACATGAGTTGGGGTTGCGTCACCAATCAGGACCTCGAGAAGGCGTTGCTCGGCGCGCTGGAAGAGTTCCTCGATCACCACACAGAGGTTATCGAACGCAAGGCCAAGCCTCCTCGTGTCGTCAAACAGGAGCAGCTTGTCTTGCAGCTCGAACGTGCCGCCAACCCCAAACGCAAAAGGAGACGCCGCAATGACTAGTCATCACGCAATCCCCGATCCCAAGCCCACAACCTGCTGGGCGGATACACAAGGTACCACCTGGCCCAACGAGGCAGACGCCAAGGCTTCGAACGCCCGCCTCCTGTTCCTCGCGGGCCTCAGCCATGAGACGTCCCTCGACGAGGACGAACAGGACGAAGTGTGGCAGACGTTGATCCGCCACCCCCAGCTCATCCATGCCGCCGCATTCGCTGCAGGCACCCTTGTTGACCGGAGGAGCTGATGGTTGACACGAATTCGCCCCCGTTCGCCGTTGTCGAATTGACCCAGGAGGAACATCAGTTCCTGCTGGATCACTGCGACAGCAACATGACCTTCGGCCTTGCATCCCTGCAGAGCCTCAGCGAAGACAATGCTCGGCGGATGGTCGACATCCTCGAGCAGTTCAAGGCCCTTAAGAAAAAGCTCGAAAGGAGCATCCTGTGACCTACCGACAAAAGACAGTACTCCAGGCAATCGGGTGCACGGCTCTCAGTCTGGTCATCGCCCTCGGGCTCAAGGCCACAGGGATGATACAGGACGAGACCAAGTTCCTCGCGGCCTTCGCCCTGTATCTTGCATGGCTTGCACGTATCAGGCAGACCAAAGTCTGAGCTCGTCATGCCAGAGGCCTGCGAAATCGCAGTTCTCGTAGCCGTGCATCGTCGGAATGCCTTCCGTGTAGTGGATATTGCACGGAGGGCGCATTTCCGCGTCACCGAGCTCCTGTGGGCGATTGTGCCCGACGAGGTAGTTCCACGTCAGCGGCAGTTCGCCAATCGCGTCATCGGGCAACCAGCAGAACTGATGCAGGTCGCGGCCCGGTACCCCGTTCAACAATTCGAGACTCAGCCCGACGTTGCTCGGGTGATCGATGTTGAAGAGCATCACGCTCGACCAATTCTTCCGCCCGTATTGCGTCTGATGCTGCCCGTCCATCTTGGTGGCCTCGGTCGGCACGTGGTTGTGCTTGACGACCATCACCGCGTACCGATCATCCGCCAGGGCGAACAAGCGCTCGATGGGCTGCGTCACAAGCATGTCGCAATCCATGAACAACGCCCAACGACTGCCCGGACGTTGAACCTCCCGGCGAGTCTTCAGCTTGACCAGGTGAGGCACGAAGAACCGACTGATCGAGAACTCCGTCGCCATCGGCGCGTCAGAGATGACATCCCACAGGTTGCCATGAATGTCGCGCTTCGTCGGGCGAGTGTAAAGGTCACGTTCGCGCAACGTGTGGAGGACAAGGCCATTGATCTGGATCGGTGACAACGAATGCCTCCTGATCGAATGACGCAAGACTGAGAAGGCTCCAGCCTCTCGAGGATCGAAACCAATCCAAACTGATCTTTCCATTTGATTTCCCTCTTACGAAAGGGCCGCGGGGGTGCGGTCCTTGCATAAGAACGAAAAAGGCCCAGATGCAGGAGACATCTGAGCCTTCTCTCTCGAGGATTTAGGACAAGCCCAAAACCTAACGAAACGGAGGGTGGCAGTTGACACGTCGCTTGAGCATTCGTCACCTCCATTGTTTATTGCCAGTCGATGATCGGCGAAAGCGTGGCCTTCGTCAACCACCACACTCTCACCGTGCGATGATCGCAGTACTTGAGCCTGTCGTGCCCCACACAGCTTGAGTGGCGAAGGAACTCCCGTCGGAAGACAGCCGAATGTTCTGGCCCGCGGCGGTACTGTTATTCGCCATAGCCAGAAACTTCTTCGCGGCTTCGGACCATTTCAATCGGGTGTTAGACGACCCAGGACCTGCAGGCGAGGCGGCCATTGCAGACCAGGAGACGCCTTTGTTGTCGCTGTACTTCCCAAGCCAGTTAGACCCGCTCAAGATGATCAGCCTATCCAAGAAAGGTGCATAGACCATCTTTGAGTCACTCGAGAGGTCCGAGTAAGGCACACCGAAGCCGAACGCGCCCCCGTTGACCACAGAGGACATGTCCGCCGAACGCAGCGACTGGTCGATCTCTCGACGCATCGCCGCCATACCATTACCGACTGCGCACGCCTCGGCCAGGTAATTGAGCGAAGTGCCGGGACTAGTCGTCCAAATCACAGGCCAATTCACCAAGTCAGTCGAGTATTGCATCTGCGTCGGGTAGGGCGAAGTAGCAGAAGACGATATCAACAGCACACCGTTCTTCAAAACGATCAGCTTGTTATTGCTCGTCTGCCTGCCCGGCACTGAGCTGTGGTTTGTCCAAGTACCGGGTAGGCCGTCAGGAGAGGAATAGACGTTGTTAGTCCTCAGCCCGACGAACCTGCCGAGACCTTCACACCAGCCGAAGTTTTCGAGGTTGGCGCTGCCTATGTTACCTGAGCCGCCTGAAATGGTGCCCGGAGTGAAGTCCTTGCCATTGGCCGACTCGAACAGTGCGCCGCTCGATCCGACGAACAGGAACTTCTCCCCGTTGTATGCGCCGCCCCAGATATTAACCGATGGCGGGGTACCTGTGCCCTGCTCCCAGTTCACTCCATCGTAAGAGAACCAAGGAACACCGGACCTCATGATGACAAAGGCGGGCAGGTCACTGACCTCGGCAGCCTTGAGACGCAATGACCTGCGAAGGTTTCCATGTCTCATAGCTTACGCCTCCAGATCGCCGGTCACGTCCCATTCGTTGGTGCCGACCTTGGTGAGGCAGAACACGCCCCACTTTTTGATGATCGTCGTCACGCCCGAACGATAGTTGAGCGTAACGCCTGAAGCGCCGACAAGAGTGAGGTCACCGTCACCGGCGTTGATGCCCGAGATGGTGGTTGTCTCTCCTTCCGCAGCGAACGGGAAAGCCGCTGTTGCGTTCGTCGGTATCGTGACAGTTTTGGCTGCGGCGTTGGTGCACCGATGATACTTCTCAGCATCTTCCAGGGCGAGCGTGTGAGCCGTGACAGAGATCGTCTTGATCGTTGTCTTCGGCACGACGCCATCGGCGCCAGCATCACCCTGGTCGCCCTTATCGCCTTTGTCTCCGGTGTCGCCTTTATCGCCCTTATCGCCTTTATCACCTTTGAGTCCCTGAGGCCCGACAATGGAGGTACCAGCGGGCCACACGCCTCCAGCCTTCGGGCCGTAGATCATGTTGGTGGTGTTGGCGATATAGTAGTTGCCGTTGACACCGATGGCGTTGCTCGGGGCATTGTTGCCGTAGAGGATGGTGTTGCCGGCAGCACCCGTATCACCGGTGTCTCCCTTGTCACCTTTATCCCCCTTGTCTCCCTTCTCGCCAGTATCGCCCTTGTCACCTTTGACACCTTGGATACCCTGAGAGCCGTTGGAGCCATCAGCACCTGCGGGACCCTGTGGGCCTTGGATGCCGACGACAGGACCGATATCATGCCAGACGCCGCCTTCTTCATAGCGGATCAAGTGACCCGACATGTCGCCGTTGAGGGCGGCAGGAACAGTCTTGTTGACGCGATCATCTCCGTCCGCGATGATGAGCATGTTCCAGTCGACATTGGCCGTCTCGATAGCCGAGACTTTGGCTTCGTCAAAGATACCATACTCATTCGGCACGATGGTCGGACCCGGCTCGCCTGTTTCACCGCGAGGACCTGCCGGGCCTTGTTCACCCTGAGGACCTTCGTCACCTTGATCGCCAGGTTCGCCGTCAGCACCTTTCAATGATGCGAGCCAAGACGCTTCATCCCCTGAGAACCCTTCATCGACAGCAACCTCGTAGGCGCTCTTGCCGGCCGGGCCTGCGGGAAGCGTGTTGAACACTTCGTTCATCTGCGCGAGCGGCACTGCATGATCAGGCTCGGTTGCTTCAGCTACCCACAGGCCTCCGGACACGTCGCGAATAGCAACCGAGTCGCCGTCCTTGTCGATGGTGCCCGGAAGATAAACCTTGCCCGGAGGCGAGCCGAGCATGACGGCAGGGATACCGTAACCTTCGGGCGGCAAATTCTCAGCCCAAAGCTCAGGAGTGAAGTCGCCGGCAATAAGGTCGCCATCCGCGTTGAACCGAGCAACCTGAGCAACGTTGCCCGAAGGGATAGCCTCGGACAGGCCTTCGAAGTTGTCGTCCACCTCGTCATGCGTCAGCGCGGAGCCTTTCGTCCGGCGCAGTGTAACGTCGATAGCCATCAGAGGCTCCCTTCTACGTAACCGGCTACCGAGTAGCCATTGATCCAGTAAGGCGTGCCGACCTCAGCGTTTCTCCAACGAGCCGTGATCGAGTCTGCGCCTTGCGTGAGGGTTGCCAACCCGTTGACCGTCGGGAAAGCGTCTTGAGCTTCCCAGTGATCGGTGACCCACAGGAAGTCATTCGTGCCGAGCGTGAAGTCAGCGTCGGTCAGCCAAGACGGACGATTTGCGATGTCATCCGGATACAGCCAGTTGCCTGCGCTGAGGTTGAGCACGGGCCTCGGTGTGGGAGGAGGTCCTGCTTGCCCTGTCTTGCGCACGAAGCTGACGCCGTACCCGTAGCCGAGGATCATGACCATATCAGTCTCCGTCGAGGAATGACAGCTTCCAGCCGCCCGTTACAGAGATAGCCTCGGGCAGACCGTCGACCAGACGCAGCTCATGCGCCGGAAGTTCGCCCGATGCTGTTGGGTTGGCGCCCCAGGCAACGAACGATGATCCGCCGATTGCGGTCAGACGGACATAGACTGTCCCATCCGGCTTGTCGTTCGGGATATCGACCGTGTCACCGGACTCTGCCGTAAACGTACCGACCACGTCCTTGATGATGTTGGCGGCATACGCAGATGCACCACCGCCGAGGATGATGAATTCCCCTCGTACTGTAGCCATGCTCTTACTCCTTCAGTGCCGGCCAAATGTCCTCGAGCTTGCCTCCGGCGGCAGCGTAGCCTCGAGCATACATCAAGATGTCCGAAGGCGACAGCGAACCGCCGCAGTTAAGACACGTCATCTTCTTCCCCAGGACGTGGTCTCCCTGGAACCTGTGTGTCTTGCACGTCTTCAGGCGGCGTTGGTTCTCCTTCACCTCCTGCCAGAGTGACCGCATCTCTTGCGTCGTCATCAGAGCCATCGCCGTCAGCCTCCTTCTCGAGTGCTTCACGTTCCTTCTCAGCATCGAACGATGCGGACAAGCGACCACGACGCTTAGCCTCGGCCCAGAGCGTGTCCTGAGACAGGTCCTTGCTACTGCGCATCGACAGGACATCGGAGAAGCCGTCGTTTTCGCCAGGCTCCAGCGAGAAGTCCATGTCCATCTCGACCTCGGGCTCGTGACTGTCCTTCGACCACATGGCCATAAACATCAGGAAGTTCTCTGCCGAGTCCTTGAGGTCGAGTGCCCAATTCTGAATGGCCGCATTGCCTTTGCGTGCAGCGAAGACCGTGGTGACCACCGTCAGGTTCTGAGACGATGCCGTGAGCGGCTGACGGCCAAGCTCTCGCAGCTCCTGTGCGATGTCCTTAGCGTCCTTGCTCAGGAACTCCAGCGACGTGCCTGCCGGCTCGAGGATATCGAACGACCCGCTCGGGTTGCCCGCCTCGCCTCGGCCAGTGTAGAGCACGGCACGCGGTCCCACAGGAAGTGGTGCGACCTTGCCTTCTTTGTCGAATGCAGGATCGACGCCATTGGCAGCGAGCATTGGGAACGCAGTCAGCTTCTTGAGGTTCTTGACCCCGTTCTGCGCTTCGTAGTGCTCGATCTGCAGGTAGGCCGCATCGTTCATAGCGCCCAAGACTATCCAGCCTTTCTCGCGCTTGCCGATCACCAGAGCAGTGAACGGGATGCGATCCAGCGAGATAGGCCCGGACTGGATCATCTTGAACGAAGCCGGCTTGGCGGTACCGCGAATTGAAGACGCCTTGGCTTCCCAGATTTCGAACCGCGGCGGCTCAAAGCCAATCACCACGTCGTCTCGGAAGATCGGATCGCGTGTCAGCACACGGACCTGTTCGACCATGATCTCGTTGAAGCCGTCGATCCGCTTGTAGAACTCACGGAACCTGACGTGCACGAACTCCTCGACGCCGTTGATGATCGCCGAGTACACAGCGATAGCATCGCGAGCCGGCACCATGATCGCATAAGGACGAGCACCGGAGGCACGTTCCTCAGCCAACGTCTTGCGACGAGGCCGCCCGGAAGCGTCGATAGTGTTCGGGTCCGTCTGCGCGTAGTCAACGAAGACATACGAGATGGCGTTGGCAATCGCATCCTCGAACCAGTTCGACAGGAACTTGTTGATATGCGTGTACTGCCCGTCCACGTTCTCCATGAGCACCGCCATCGCGGTCGAGCACTTGACCTGAATTTCCTTGGTGAAGGGACGAGCAGCCAGGTCCTCGACCATAGACCGGAAGATGTTCGTGAAGATCGCCGTACGGACACGTTCCTTGTAGGCTTCGTTGCTCTCGCTTTCGAACTTGGGCAGGTACTTCTCGCCACCTGCTCGCATCGTCGGCGTACCGCCCATGATCGCAGCAATCATGTCCCAGTACTCGATCATCGCCAGGTAGTCGCTGGACGGGTTATTCACGGTGTTAGAGGTGCCAGACATCAGTAGCTCCCTGCCATCGGCTTGTGTTTCGGTCGACGTACCGGCTCGAGAGCGTAACGCAGTGAGTCGATGACGTGGTTCTTTGTCTGCATGAGCTCGTTCGTCACGAGCAGCGTCTTAGGATCGATCTTGAAGCAGAAGTGAGTCAGCTCATCGACCACATGCTTGCACCGAGGATGCACGATGATGTCATATCCCTGCAAGAACGTGATGCCTTCCCTGATCGATCCCGGGCCTTTGACCGAAGGACGGATCAGCGGATAGCCGTGTCGCTTGAGATACGATATCGCCTGAGGATTGGCAGAGTCCGCGATGATAGGCCAAGTCTTGGCTGCTCCCGTGTTCTCTTTGTCCAATCCGTCGAAGAACCTCGGCGTGTCATCGATCTCCACACCAATCTTGTAGCATTCCTGATCGATGAAGAGGATGAGGCCGTTCGGATCGTAGACCGGCTGCCCATTGACCCACTTGCCAGTGAAGCATCGGATCAGAACAGTCGGATCGACCGAGTAGCCCCAGTCCGCGCCATGCAGGAACATGACCTCGGCAGGAGTCTCGAACGAATGCGTCTCCCAGTTCTTGAAGACACGCGCTTCCGAGTTACGCTGATACTTGCCCTTCCAGACGTGGTTGTATTTGTCGATGTCCCTGCGCTTGTCACGCAACATGTCTCGACGCAGTTCCTCAGGAAACCAAGGATTGTCGAGATACGTCACATGCTTGTGCACAAAGTCCGGGTCGCCGCGGTTGACCGAGAACAGCTGATCCACAGGGTCCTCGGGTTTGTCCGGGTTCCAGGAAAACCTCAGCTGCGACCCAGAGCGAAACGTCGGGATCGCCAAGTCCAGTGATCGCTGAGACAACGTCTGCGCTTCTTCGAACCAGGCTCGATTAAAACCTTCGAGCGACTTGATCGAAGCAGCTGTATGGTTCTTCAGGCCGCGAAAGATAAACAGGCTGTCATGCGGGCCTACGATCTCTCGCTCAGTGATCTTGAACAACGACCGTGCGCCGTATGCGTCGATGTAGTCCTCGATCAGCTGCTTGACCGAGTCCTTGATTGAGTTCTGCACCTCGCGAACGCAGGCAGCGCGAACATGTCCGAGCAATGCCTCCTCGACGAGCTGGCCTCCGAAGAAGTGCGACTTAGCACTGCCTCGGCCGCCGCTCAAGCCTTGGTAGCGTTCTGGCCCGAACATGTCGGCGAATGCTTCAGCTGTCTCGATCCTTAGTGTTTGGTCTGATGAAGACACGTTCTACCCTCGAGATAACATTGACCGGAGGCTCATCAGGACCGCCGCCCACAATTGCCTGAGCAGGCTTGCCCCAGCCTCGATTGAGAATTGCCTCAGCAGCGTCCATGCGAATTGCATCGCTCTTGGATTTCTGCATCAGCCGCACCAGCGTATTCAACGCAACTTCCGTGTGAGTGCGCGCCAGCTCCTTGACCATTTGCTTGGTCGGGTCTTTGGCTTTGCGAAATGCACGCGACGGGTTCTCTACAACCTCAGCCGCTTTCTTCTTGGCGCGTTCCTTCGCCAGTCGTGACGCTCTCGGCATCTGTCTGCTCCTATTACAATACTCGCGACGATCTTCTTGAGAAAACCATCGCGTCTCTCCTAATACAATGACCTGTTGGCAATTCTTGAGAAAAGTCGTCGCTTCATCGTATTCAGCGAGCGAGCCAACCTTCTCTAAGAAAACTGACTCAGTCGCTGTAATACGCGGCGACACGCATTCTTTCCAAGAATAATCACGCCGGGCTCCTAATACAACGCCCCGGCAAGTTTTCTAAAAAGAAATGTAGTCGCTGCTGTAATACGACGAGAGCTAAGTTTCTTTTCAGAAAAACTCATGCTTCGTTGTATTAGGAGGAGACGTCCGTTTCTTTTCAGAAAACTTTCCAAGTCGTTGTATTGAGACAAAGCCAAAGTAACTTCCAAAAGAAAAGGCCGCCTTCGCTGAATACGAAGAGCAGCCCTTTTTCTCCAAGAAATCAACTGCCTTGGTTCTATTGAGAAGACCTATTTCAAGCCTCCCATCCGCAGTCGAATGTAGCCAGCACGACCTCAAAAACACCTGCCAGTTGAGAGCCGGTGGCTGTGGCAACCTACCACTTCTTAGGCCATCATCCTCCGTAAAGTCAATAGCCTTTCGATCTTTTCCGGTTCTAGCGCAGTGTCGACCACCAAAACCCAGTTCTGTAGCTCCCCCAAGATCGACCATCCAGGACGTTTCTTGTCCCCCCTGATAATCTGCCTAGGTGTTTGACCCGCAATGCATTTTTCGAACAATTGCCACGGCAAACCCTTCAGTCTGGCCTCGCGCACCGCATTCAGGACCAGCTCAGCGTCTTCCACACACTGTTGACGCCACCGTCTTGCTGCTGCCTCATCAGCAGCTCGCGCCGCATATGGCTCCATCATTTCCTGCACGCCGAGCCTGACGTCCTTAGCCAGCTGGACGAAGAACGTCTGATCGCGCATCATGACATTCGACCACCAGACATTCCCATCCTTCTTCGGTCCAACCGACCCAGACCAAAGCTTAATCGATACTTCGACAACTCCCGCCGCTTCCATCACAGAAGTCATATGTTCCTCCACAAAACGACAGTGGCCAAGATCAAACCAATGAACACACCCCAGGCTATCGCTTCCATCATCTCAACACTCCTCCGCCAATTGAGGCCTATCGAGGAAATGCCCCCGGCTCTCCCACGAAGGCACGATGGCGATGATCCACCAGAGTCCGTCGGTCTGAGGTCCGACCAACATATCGCCGCCATCGTAATTCTTGGCCGGGTCCCAGTATCCTTCGTCCTTATCCCACACGATGACATGCGAGTAGCCGCGAGGAGACTTCCCGCCGATGATCAGCCGAGGAATGCCTCCCAGCCAATTGCGCGACACTGCCTCAGCCATTCCCTCGAAAGCTGTGTCTCCGCCCAACGGTATCTCGATCAACATCATGCCGCGTTCACGCAGCCACTTCTCGATACCCTCCGACACGCCTTGTCCGCTATCCCAGTCGTTTTCACTGTCGCCGCCATACAGCTCTACAAAATGCGGGACGCTATCCCTCACCATGCCGAGGTAGCAAGCGATGGCTGTTCGATAGCAATCGCCCGGGTGCCCCTCCTCACGATGAAGCCATCTTTGTTTCTGCTTAAGCATTGGAAACATCTTCTCTCAACTCCTTAATATTCTGTTAACCATTCCTGACTATCACCCATGACACTCTCCTTTCAAGATGATATCTCTCTTCAGGTCACCACAGGAGAAACACGATGACGCCTGAATTAAAAGCATTCCTCCAAGCCTACGCTGACTGGGCGTATGGCGACGACGACCACAATCCTTATGGCTTCGACCAACGCTTTGGCCTGTGCTACAACGCTCTTCCCTATACCCACAACATCGTCAACATCGATGTTAACACGTTCGAGTTGCGCAGGGAGCTCGAGTGGATGTTCGTCGCCGATGGCCTCGACATCACCTACCCGTTCGGCCAAGATGACTTCAACAATAGCGACGACCTGCGCACTTGCCCCAAACGTCGTGCATGGGTCCTCAGCAAATTGGAGTCGGCTACATGACCATCGTCCTCAAGCACCTCGCCAAGGAATTCTCGGCTAATCCTCGTCGCATTCGCATGATCTTGCGACAGAACGACCTCAAGCCAACCAACGGAAGATGGACATGGCCCGACGACGACCCTCAGCTCACCGCGATCCGTACTCTGCTTGGCTCGATCTTGTCGAAAGAACCCGCCTCATCTACCCAGCCACCCACCCAGCGGCCGCAGAAACAATCGACAAAAACCACATAACGCCAGTCGCCAGTCTTATCGAGAAGAACCTTTTCACCGTCGAACACCTAACCCACAGGATCAATCAAATGGAAGCCGCATTCCCGTCCAGCCCGACACGCCCGCCCAAGTGGGGCATTCGCATAAACGGTCGCCGCAATCAAAACTGGCACTTCGCCTTCTGCGGTACCTACGCCGCCCGACACTTCATCGAAGCCGTCATGGCGCAGACCACCTACAAGTGGGTATCGAACGAGGAGCTCGAAATCTTCGAGCCACTCTCACTCACGTTGACATGCGAGCAGCCGAATGGCCTCGATGCCATCATGGAGCACAAGCTCACCAAGGAAGAGGAAGCTTACACGCTCCCGACGCCATATCCTCAGCAAATCGCCCAGATGCTAGGGCGCCCCTACGCGCTCGCTGGCCGCCCAGACGCATCCCCCGGGGAGGAAACACCGGCGAAACCAGCCAAGCGAGCCAGGCAGCGTCCTGAGCGCGAAAGCGGCAAAGCCAAAGCAATCCCTGACGGTCTGATCCCGCTCGACGCGATCACCAAGGACCCCAAGAAGGCCCGCAATATCCTGCGTGCCGCTAACTTCCCCAAGCCCGCCTCAGGAAAGTGGCTGTTCACCCCACAGGAAGCCGAAGCCGCCAAGAAGGTCCTGAGCAAATGAAACAAGAAGTCATTTTTCCTCGCGGCATCAAGCTGCACCACACGTTCGTCAATCGGGTGGTCAACGTCTACGAGTCGTCTCGCAATGCAGGAGGCAAACGATATGGCCTGGCTCGCCATGTTGGCCTGCCCCTCGGCAAGTCGACCTGCCTCTATCGCATAAGGATCATCTGGAAATGACTCGACGTCTTGCCCTCAACAATCGGGCTGCTCATCTCGAGCAGCTCATCAAGCAAACCGAAGCCGAAATCCGCACCTTGACCAATCGTCTCGTCAAGTACCGATCCGACCTGCGCAAATACACTTCGATGAAGGACAAAAAGCCATGAGCAAGACCGCCCACATTAAACGCCTGATCGCTGCCTACCCGCACCCGCTGCAAGTCAACCGTGACGCTCACCCGCGTCCTCACAAAGTCAACGTGCCCTACGACTACGGCTACATCCCCATCAACAAGGTAGGCACGTTCTTCCTGTTCCTCACCGAGGCCGACCGCCTCGACTTCGCCGCCCGGTACGCCCTCAAGAAGCGAACGATCAAACAATGGCCGCCGGCAGGTTACGAGTAGTTAACCATACCCACAGGACCCCACTGACAACACCCCACAAATGCCATAGTGTGTCTCCACGTCAATTCCGACGCTGGAGACACTGCTATGACTGTCAAGTTCGAAATCACCCTCGCCTACCTCAACGAACTGCGCGCCATGAACGGCAAGGCACCGCTCAAGGCCTGGAAAGAGTCCAAGGATAAACTGGCCCAGGCAATCGATAAGGAACACGAAACTCGCGTGGCCAAGCAGACTGTTACCGAGCAGCTGCTCAAGGAAGAAGTCGCCCGCGCCGCTCAGGTCCCCGCCAAGAAGGTGAACAAGCACGGCGAAGTCGCAACGCCCAAGGCAATCAAAGCCGTTCGTGTTGCCGCCGACGCTGCCAAGGTCAACGTTGCCGCCATCGCCAAGGAGCTCGGCATAAACCCGAAGGTCGCTCGCGCTAAACTGCGCAAAGCAAACATTGACCGCAACGATGCCGCCGCTATCCGCAAGGCTCTCAAGAAGTAACTCACTGATACAGGCGCCCTCCGGGGCGCTTTTCCTAGAGTGCATTTTCTACATCCGGTCACATACCTACGTTCGTGCGCGATATTGTCATGCTCTCTAACTAATCTATATATTTAATAAATACGTATTGTATGTAGGGACATGTTGAATTTTGCAATATCGTGCGCGTATGCGCGTTCGATACCGGGTGTAACATTCTCTTCTCCTTGCTGGGTTTCCAACGTTTGCGAGAGTTTGCCGTTTGACGCCGGCGAGGATAACACGTACTAATCCGCTTTCATGCAGACCAGATGTTAATGAGAGGATACCACATTGCAGTTGTCGAAGGAAATCACTCGGGAATACCTCAGTAGGTTCCTGTTGTTCAAAAATTGCCAGGAAATTGCTGACATGATCGGCGTTTCTAGGCTCACTGTTCACCGCTGGAAGGACGGGCTAGGCTCTCCTCGCTCGAGTCTGTTGCCCGACTTTGACGTTGCTTTTGACCGGCTGCTGGACTGGATCGAGGATCAAGGCTTTCCGTCCGTGGCTGAGGCGTTGGACTTTGATCGTCCCGCTCCAGAAGGTCGACCGATGATGAGAGCCTCCCGTGTGGAAGGCTGGCTCGTGGATCGATTGACTGACAAGAAGCCCAGTCAGTGCACCTACTCCAAGATTGAGAAGGACGCCAAGAAAGCCGGCATCACTCGAGCCCAGCTGTATCGGACTAGCGTCAAGTTGGGCGTGGTCAAAGAGTTGACGGGTTTCGGGATCAACCGCGCTAGCCGCTGGAGCCTGCCATGATTGTCGAGAAGATGGCGAACCTTCGCCTGCTCACGCTCTTCCTTGGCCTTACCGAGCCAATCCTTTATCGTAACCTCGGGAGCAACTGGAAACTCTGGCATCGCTCGCACTTGTCCCGACTCGAGGAGCTGATCGAAGAGCGTAAACGGAAACTCCACAATGCCTTCGGCGATCAGCTGCCCGAGGCTCAGGAGCTGGCCGAAATCCTCGACGCTGTTATGGAGAAAGTCTGGGCTGCCCACAACAGTGTGGGAGAGGAGATGAGGGAGCGGCTGAGGAAAGGTCCTCAACCTGCGGTGAAATTCAAAGAGTCCCTGGCGTCTGCGATAGCCTGCTCGGAACGTGACATCAACCTAGCGGCAAAGGAACTGGGTGTGATCAAGGAAAGACGACCCACAGGAAAACGTGTGGAGATTTGGTGGAGCTTGCCCGATGGAGAGTGACAGGCGTTTGATCCGAGAAGCTATCCAAGGGTGGGAGCGTCTCTTGAGCACGCAATCCAAGGTCGGCATCTCGAGCGTGAAGAACGGTAACTGGATGGCGCAACGTCCTCTCTGCAAGCACTACTTGGAGAAGCAGTGTGAGGGCTGCCCCGTAAAGCGGGCCACTTCTCAGCCTCGTTGCCACGGCACTCCTTTCGCCAAGGCGCGTGACAGTGTGGTAGACTGGGGCAAAGGACGCATCAAGAAGAGTCGGTACCTGATCGAGCAACAGATCAAGTTCCTCGAAGGGCTCTACCGCATAGACGAGCTCCGGAGAGCCGCTGATCGCAGGATGTCCGCAGGGCCTGTTCTTTCTTCCGAGCTTGGCGAGTTGCTTGGCATGTCTCCGGTCAAGCTTTCTCACTGGATGCGTATGTGGGGCTACCATGTTCGCATAACCCGCGACCCGACTCAGAATTACAAGAAGATCATCTTTTATGAAAAGTCTAAAGATCTCTCCACTATGCGACCGGGATATCGCTGCGAAGGATGCGGGCGAACTCACGCAGTCCGGCGCGAAGCTATGATGCCGTTTTCTCTCACATGCGCAGATTGCGGAGGACAAATGCACCTCGTCGGTGTTGACCCGAGCGTGAATGTGTCTCATCGAATTGCTGGTATAACGCTCAAGGAGCTCGAGCAATGACCAAGTGCATCCTCAAGTACCCCGTCTCGGTGGGCGAAAACCTGATCCCGATGCCGCAGCATGCCGAGGTGATCCATTTCGGCGAAGACCCGATGGGTCAGCTGTGCCTGTGGGCCATCACATTCCAAGGAGACCTCACGAGGGCGAGAAAGTTCCTCGCGGTCGGGACCGGTCATCAGTTCCCGGCCAACGCCGCATACATTGGCACCTGCAAGCAGGGCGCGTACATGTGGCACCTGATGGAGGTACCCTCCTATGGCTAAAGCTCCCACGATAATCGCCAAGGTTCGCGGCTACTCGTTCTTCGGCATGGAAGGGGCAACGGCCTACGCCGAGCTCGAGGAAGGCGACGGCGTGCTACTGTCGCGTGAGCCGGAGAACGATGTTGACTCCAATGCTATCCGCCTCGAGACATCCTGCGAGTCCTGCGGTGGACACAACGTTGGATACATTGATCGCGACAGCGCGAGAAAGCTGTCTCCCTGGATCGACAAAGGGTGGGTCTACACGGCTCACGTTGTTCGAGGCCCGTGCCTTGTTCCGATGGGCTTCTTCCTCAGGCTTAACCCAACACCCGAGGTCGAAGTCAAATGCGTGCCCATCCAACCTCTGCAGCTTAAACAGAAAAGGAAAGCTCATGCTCCAGTTTGAAACGAAGATTGTCCGCACCGCAAAGGTACTGATAGTCGAATGGGAGGACTCTGTCTCAGCCGCCGGCTGGCAGTCGTTCGACTCGAACAGCAAAGAAAGCATGGACATCGTGTCCGTCGGTTATGCTGTCGAGGTGACAGACGCCTTCGTTGTTCTGGTCCCGCATATCCACAAAGGTGCCGACGGCTTACCAGTTGGGATGCAGGGCAATCTTCAAATCCCGAAGCGGGCAATCAAGTCCGTTCGTGAACTCGTGCTCAAGGAGGCACCTAACAATGCAGCTACCTGACATCGTTCTTTACCACGCCGATTGCTATGATGGCTTCGGCGCCGCCTGGGCAATCGAACAGGCTCGCCTCAAAGCCAAGGTCAACAAAGGCTCCATCCGGTACGTGCCGGTGCAGTACAACAAGCCGTTGCCTCTGGTCGACTACGCTTGTGACCTCATGTATATCGTGGACTTCTCGTTCCCGATGGAGGTCCTCGATAATCTGTCGGCTGTCGCCAAGCGTATCGTGATCATCGATCACCACAAGTCAGCTGAAGAAAACCTGGCCGGCCTCACCCGGTTCAACATTGGCGATCCCGGCTTCGATGCGTTGATCTCGCATCAACGGATACTCGCTCACTTCGACATGACCCAGTCCGGCGCCGTGTTGACGTGGAAGCATTTCCACCAGGACCCGGTACCGCTGATGTTGCAGTACATCCAGGACCGCGACCTGTGGAAGTGGGAGTTGACTGACTCCGAAGCCATCAACTCGGTCATCTCGACGGTTCCTTTCTCCTTCCGGCAGTATGACAGGATGGCAGACGAAATCGAGCATGACTTCCCCGAGACTCGATCCACCGGTCAGACCGTCTTGCGGTATCGGCAGAAGTTGGTCGAAGAAATCTGCAAGCCGGCACGTCTGGCCCGGTACGAGACCAAGACGGGAAAGACCTACATGGCTGTGGTGGTTCGATCACCAGTCCTGCAGTCTGAGGTCGGCCACTACTTGTGCCAGAAGTTCCCGGCCGCAGATTTCGCTATCATCTATTCGGATATCCCGGACAGCCCGAACAACGTCAAATGGTCGCTCCGCTCGGAAGGCTCTTTTGACATCACCGAAATCGCCAAGGAGTTTGGCGGCGGCGGACATCGCAACGCTGGCGGCATGGTGACACCAGCCTGGAGGATGATTTAATGGGACACGCAGAACAAGAAGCTGATGGACGCCGCGCCGGCGCACCCGTCACGCATTACGTCCACATGAACACGGGCGGCCGTGTGTTCGTCAAGGAAGCAAGCCTGTTCGAAGCACAGGGCGGTCTTCTCGGCACCTGGGGAGTTGCCTGGCACGGCATCCATGCGAGGGACCTCGAGGACGCTCGTCGCATCGGTCAGGAGATGTTTGCCAGGAAGAAGGAACACGGTAAGACAATCCCGATCAAGACAGGGGGCACTGACCGGAACGAGCGGCTCCGTCGCATTGAAGGAGTACTCATGATCCCGAGTGCCGGCAGGGCTTCGGCCTCCGAACTCTCGGACATGATCCTGACCGCGCTCGATGAGCCTCAGGTTCGTCTCGATGATCTTTGCGATCACATGGCTCTTCGCCGGGTCCCGGACTACACGGCACTCGAGTACCGGGTTGTGGCGCATCTCCTCAACGAGGGGTCCGAGGCTCGTCGCCATGGGACACACAACCCACACAAGGGTAATTCCATCGAGCACTTGCTCCATGCCGAGGGATGGCTCAAGGAGGACTTGCGACTGGCACTGATCGACGCCAGCCCCTCTTATGCTCGATCCCAAGGCTTCTCCGTTCAGGACAAGGAAAGCACCTTGTTTAAGAACGGATACGAGGCGGGCTTCAAAGATGCACAGCTCGAACGCAAGAGCGCTTGGCAGGACTGGGTGTTGCGGTTGACGATCATGCAGCAATCGGTCCTCGCCTCGGCAGTTCGTGCTCCTGACGGGATGCGCAAGTTCCACCCGGCGAAGATGCTTGTCCGTTGGTATCGCCGTAGCGTGCTCGTCAGCGCGTTTGACGGCAAGCCCCTGCTTGACCCTCATGCACCCGGAGGAGGCTCGTTCACGGGCCCGCTGACGGGCGATTACACGGTCCAGCAGATGCAGGATGAGTTCATGCTCGCCCGTGACGAGATGAGCCTTCACTACTATGCCCACATGATGCACGCTGCGCAGATCATCGGGTGCTATCATCCGGACGATGACGTTCGCGACTTCTGGGAAACTCTCTACAAGCGCATGGTCAACGCCTTGCACTTGAACACGGAGAGTTATTCCCAGATGGCTCTTCGTCTGAGCGACGATCCGGCGGCATGGGACGAACGTTCGGATGAAGCTGGAAGCTGCTCGGACTGATCATGATCTACGTTGCCAGCAAAACCAAGCACGCAGGAAAGTGGCTCGCGTATCGTGACGGGGGCTACCCGATCAATTCCACATGGATCGATGAGGCCGGACCTGGGGAGACCCAAGACTTCACGGACCTGTGGACACGCTGCTGCCTCGAGGTCAATTCGGCCAAGGTGCTTGTAGCTTATCGCGAAAAGGGGGAGGTGCTGAAAGGCGCCTTCATCGAAATCGGCGTGGCATTGTCCAAGCCGAAAATGGTCTTGCTCGCAGGTGACTGGGAAGGCTTCTCCTTCGCGGCTCATCCTGTGGTCAGGAATATGGTCACGCTCAACGAGGCCATGGCAGTTGCATCCCGCATCTGCAAGACGTCCAGCATTATCCACACAAGAGCCCATTAGGAGGGACATTATGCAGTACCGCAATATCGCCAAGCGCATCATCCTCGACCGCATCGGTCAGGAAATCGAAGCCACCCATGGTCAGGATTACCACGATGAGCCTGGCGGCAAGGATTTCACGCCCAAGCAGGTTCGCAAACTGAACGAAGCCCGCGAAGCCGTCGCCGCGAGCCTGACGAAGAAGTGGAAGCTTGACGACTAACTGTCAGCTTGCGACGGTCCCCTTCTCGGGGGCCGTCCATTCGGCTCAAGGAGCACAGCCTGGCCGCCGTCGTGGTGTCGCACTGCAGCGACGATCCGGCCCGCCATCAAAACGCGCTCAACGAGCCTCTCATCGACTGACAGTCCTGCGACGTTGTTTTCCTCGTGCTCCCTCAGCAGCACCTGGATTTCGAAGACTAGGTCTCTCGGCATTTCTTCCACTCCTCAATGATCACGTCCACTCTGTCCTGGAGCCACTTGACCATGTGCTTTTCGCACCAGGCCTTATGCTCAGGGCTTGCATAGACGTAGGGCTGGTCCCACACAGGGTAGTCGTGTGGATTGGGAATGCTATCGTGCCGGGAGGGACTCCTCCCCTCACCGGGGAATTCATACCACACGGGCCCATCTCGAAGTTGGTACTGGATGTAGAACCCCACAGAGTAACCACCCGACCCCATCCGGTCGATGAAGGTGGCAACCCCAATCTCCAGGATGCGGGCTAGGTCAATATGAGCATTGAACCACGTCTTGTAGATGGTCATCAGTCGTCTCCTTTCAAAATCTGAAATAGGCTGAAGATGAACAGGCTGCCGAGGATAAGACCAAGGCCTCCGAAGTACGCGAACGGGCCCACCGATTGCCAGTCCATTACTCCACCTCCTTTCTCAGCTTGACGTTATCGCCGGCAGCCCATCCTGCCTGTGTGCCGATGCCACGGGGCAGCTCACGTTGCTTGCGACCTTTGCGACGAGCGGCGGCACGTTCTTCCTTCTTGCGCTGACGTTCAGCCTCCTTGTCCATACGAGCAGCTTCCTCAGGGTTTTCTTCGCGCCACTTGCGCATCTTCTCAGCGTACTCCTCGGCACGCTTGGCGCGAGCAGCTTCCTGCTCAGGCGTTAGCTTGTAGAGGTCGGTCCAGTACTCATCAATCTCTTCGGACAGTGTCTTGAAATGTCCCTGCACCACAAGGGCGTTGTGTCCCGTGGCTTCCTGAGCCATGCGCTCGTTGCGCTTGACCTCTTGCATGTAATCATAGGCGCGGTCGCGAGTGCGTTCGGCGCAGGCGGCCTTGAACGTCTTGCGGAATTCGGCGCGGCGAGCCTGCGTCATGCCCTTGGGCAGCGCGGTCTTGTAGAGCGACTCGATCTGACGGAACAGCCAGAACATCGTCTCCTCGGCGAGCTCGATCAGTTCCTCGCGACCGACAAACATGATACCGTCCTTGCCGAGATTGTAGACATTGCATTCGATGCCGTAGAGCGTGGCCGCCGCGACAGCGCACAACGCCTGGTGAGGCTTGAGCTCCTGGGATCGATTGCGAGCAACCGCCTTCGGCTTGGGAGCATCGGCAGCACGCAGTGAGTCCAGCTCGATGCCGGCGCGCATTGCCATCGAGGCCGCCATGCGCAGTGCGGTTTCCTGTTCGTCTTCAGTGCAGCCATTGGCCGTCGTCATGTTTAACAGCTTGGCGATGCGGGCTCGGATGGGATCAGACATTAGACAGCTCCTGTGGTAAGTGCAAAGATCAACGCGGCAACCATGACGCCCGACCAGGCGAACATGCAGTAGACATAGAACAGATCGTCCTTCATCGGGACCTCCTTTTTGATGAGGAGAATATAGGCCACCAAAAAGGGCGACTCAATGGCCGCCCTTTAACGTGGTTAACGCTTCGTTAGATTGCTTGACGGAAACCGTTGACGATGCGAGCAACAGTCTCCCCGATCAACTCCGGGTAGAAGATTACGGCCCACAGGAACAAGAATGCCAGGCCCCAGATAATCAACTGCATGATGAAGATGAACGCGAAGAACGGCCTCATCTCGGCACCCTCTCTTTGCCCGAGTGATCACCAAATGTCGTGAGGTTACGCTCGAGCCAGTCGGCTTCGCTCATGAGGTCCTTGTCCGAGTGAATGTGCTGAAGCGGCAATGCGTCATACTCGACCACGTAACGCGCCTTGCCCGATTTGGTGGTGTATGCGCAGCGAACCTCACCGGCAGCCGTGTAGTCGCCCTTGAATTTGACGACGCGGTCACCGATGTTGAACTTAAAGAACAGCTCTAGGTCGCCGTCCATTGCGTTATGGACTGAGCCGTCTTCGGTACGAAAGGCTGAGCTACCGGAAAGACCGAGCACGATTACTCTGCCAATAGTTCCGGTCGCCTTGTGGATTACTGTATCTCCGATTTTCATTTGGCGTTCCCAAAGTTGAAAGACCGAACCGTCGATTTCGGCCTGTGTTTGCTACCATGCGACTCAGACTTGTTGGGGTCCTCGTCACCCGACGACTTCTCCCAGAACTCTCTGCCGTTCCGAGTTGTCTTCTTGACGCCCAGCTGCTCGACGGCTTGCTCGATGTCAGTTGTCTTGAACCCACGGGCTGCTCCCATGCGTTCAATCTTTGCACGCTCAGTAGGTCGACCGGACTGGAGAGTCTGAGTCAGCCACTTGAGCGCGGTGTCCTTGTTGGTGTTCTTGATCGGCGCTACCGACAGGATGTCGTCCGCGGTCAGGTCAACGAATTCTCCCCAGATCAACTTGGATCGGTTCTTCACGTCTCCTTTGTCTGGTAGCCCCACAATGCGATAGGTGAACGACCGGAACAACGGACCGATGTTGTTCTTGGTCCCAGCGACGACGCGGATGCTTGGATCGTCCGGCGCCGGCCCCACTGTCGCAACGATACGAGCAACGCCCGTGAATGCGATTGACCCCTGGCCGCGATACAACGCTTTGCTGCCGGCGCCGCCTTTGGTCAAATGTCGCAACAGCACCACAGAGCAGTTGTGCCGGGTGGCGAGCAATTTGAACCTCGACAGTGCTTGCTGAGTCTCGCTCGACTTGTAAGTGTCCGCGCTACCGATGTAGATATTGATGGTGTCGAAGACGATCATGTCGGGCTTGAATTTCTCCAATGCCTCTTCGACCCGTTCCCACTTCTCCTCATCGTCAATCGAGAACGGGTGTTCTTCTTGGCGATAGTCCTCAAGGTTCTCGCAGCCATTCTCGATCAGTCTGAGCTTGGTGACGGTGTCCGCAGTGTTTTCCGTATCGAAGTAGGCGACACGTCCTCGGATCGGCTCATACTCGACTTCGCTCGGGATCGTCTTGCCGTCGACTATAGCGGCGCACACCATTTGCTGGAAGTATGATTTGCCGAGACCCGGGTCACCTTCAACGATAGTGATTTCACCGCGAGCGTACATGTTCGGCACGATCCAGTTGATGTTCCGCATGACCACGTCGGCCATCGACTGACCTAGCGGGTTAAATGCGAAGGGGTCACCGTCGTCCCCGTCCTCATCCCTCTTCGCACGATAGCCGGAGAAATGTTGATCGAGGGCTTTGTCGAGTTCTCTCCACAACTGATCCGGGCCGTCTCGACGTTCTCGGAACTTGTTCCACGGGCACGCCCAAATGAGTTCGAACACTTCATCCCGAGTCAAGCCGACTTCGATGAGTTCGTTCTGCAGCTTCCAGATGACCTCGGACCGAACACCTTGCTGAGGCTTACCGTTGAGCAATTCGCGACGAACCCAGCGGGGCATCTTCTTCTCATACTTCTTGAAGATCGCCGGTGCTTTGTCGTCGAGCTCCTCGCCCATCACATTTTTCATGCGCGGGATCACTCGATTGAGGCGCTTGACCTCGTAGGTGGGTCCGTCATTCCACAGGATGCGAACGCGAGGGGTGTTGGAGTACTTGTAGTTTCGGGTGTTGGGGACACGAAGAACCTGACTGAAGTCCCAGCCAGACACGTCTGCGCCAATCGAATAAGACAGACGTCGATTGAGCTGCTCCTCTATCTGCTCATCGACAACCCAAAACCCAACGAACCTACCGGGTGAAGACTCGAGGGCAATCGTTGGCTTGAGAGGTATCTCCTTCGGATTGGCCGCATCAAGGTCCGCATACAGCAATTTGGGTGCGACCGCATTCTCCTTTTCTCGACTACGTGCAGTGAACCCATGTGGGCACCAGTAGACGTCTTTGTCGAGGTTGTCCTTGATGAATTGGGGCAGTTCATCAAACTGATCTTTGGAGAACCAATTGTCCTTCCATTTCTTGCCCTTTTTTGTGGAGATACAGAAGTACTTCCCCGGCTGTTTCTTCCAAACCTGTTGGATCAAAAGCATTCTCACTTACCCCCGCATTTCTCTTCAGTGTCCTCTTCACGGGCGAGATTGTCGATTTGTCCTCGGTCGAAGACATAGGCATTTCCCACGCGACGGTGAGAGTAAGTTCCCCGGTGAACTCTAGCCATGAATGTGTGGTATTTCAGCCCCAGAGCGCTGGCTGCCTCAGAAGCGGAATAATAAGGTGTATCCATGTTTTGCTGCCCGTTTACAAAATTTTAAAACGTTGATAAACGATGGCGTCACACCAAGTCAACTGAGGGAAATTCTCCACATGAATTTGATAGTCGAGGGGCCCGACAATTCGGGAAAGAGCACGCTGGTGGCATACCTGAGCAAGATGCTGGGAATGCCCGTCATCGAGGGCAAAGGACCACCTAAGTCTATCGATGAGATCAACCAGCGAGTGATCAGCTACTCGCAGTACAAGAACGTCATCTTCGACCGTCATCCTGCGATCAGCAACCCGATCTATGACATAGCTCGCGGGTGCGAGCCTCAGATCAGGTCCGACATTCTCCAAGAGTTCTTCAACAAGGACGAGGACAAGCTCATCATTTTCTGCCGAGGTGACCGGACCCTTGACACGCATCAGGTGAAGGCGGATGAAGACCCGGCGCATGTCCAGATGGTCGAGCAGAAACATCGGATGCTGTGCGACTTGTATGATGCATGGTCCCTTCACCATGCAGACATCCTGTTCAACAAGCATCGCACTCGCATGTCCTCAATCGCCAAGATGGTATCGTCTCGGATGACCGTGAAGACTTCCCTCATGGAAGACATGCTGGAGTTCCACACCAAGTTCAACCTGACGCATAACGGTCCGGCGAGGAACCTCGGCGGCGAACTCGGTCGCTTCCGTGTCGAGTTCATGCAGGAGGAGCTTGATGAGTACCAGTTGTCGAGGGAAGCCGTAGATCAGATGATCGATACTCACGACCCGGCGGAGTACACGTTCCAGTTGGCCCAACAGCTCGACGCTCTGGTCGATTTAGCCTATGTGGTTGTGGGCACCGCCTATCTCCAGGGGTTCGATTTCAATCGCGCATGGGATCGAGTGCACAACGCGAACATGAAGAAAGTTCGGGCCACTCGCGCCGAGGACAGCAAACGCGGCACGGCCTTTGACGTGATCAAGCCCGAGGGATGGGAGCCGCCCGATCACAGTGACTTGGTCGAAGCGAACGACTATTGGAGTCGCCGCAATGAAGCGTGAATGGGTGGACCTCTGCCTGGGGCTGGCGGCAACGCCGGCTCATTTCTATTCAGGCGCTCGTAAGATTTTGCGGAACCAGCATGTGACGTTCGGTCGGCCGAAGACCGACCTGGTCATGGCGGATGCTGGCTACACGAAATCGAAGATGACCATGCTGACCAAGAACTACTTGCACGAGGAGAGCAAGGCAGTCGCTATCGACCTGTGGAACAAGCGACTCGGTCAACGAAAATATGGCAGCGTATCTTTCACTACGTTCAATCACTTCGTGAAGGGCGGTACCATCGACGCCAAACGATCCAAGCGTGCCAGCGTGTTCGGCCCGTGTATTCAGTCGGTGGCCATCACTTATATGCCGGACCACACTGCCGAAGTGGATGTCTTCTACCGAACGACTGAGCTGCTCAAGAAATTTCCCGCCGACCTGGTGTTCTTCCGCGACGTGCTGCTGGCTGGTTTCGATTTCGGCACGGTTCCCCTGAAGAAGCTCCACTTCCACTTCGCCAGCGTCACAGTCCATCCCATGTATTTTGTGACGGTGATCCCACACCTCGAAAACCCGATTGAGGAGCTGGACAACATCCAGGCGCATGATCCTCACTTTTGGCAGTGGACGATCAAATGGACCGCACGTTATCTCTGCCCGGAGCATCACAGGGGCATTCAGAAGTTTGCTCAAGCGATGCGAGTGTGTAAGGATGCGGAAGAACGCATCAGTGACCGGATCAAACCCGAGCTCATCGATTACCTCAATGCTAACCACCCAGGATATCGAAATGACTACATCGACCCCGACGAAGATGAAACTGACTGACTCGCTCGACCGCCTCAGCGCTGACCCATCATCGCCCTACTATAACAAGGAGGTGCTGAGGAAGATCGGCGTGAAGGTGAACGGTGTGTCTATGCCTTCGAACGTTCGCGAGTTCTGCGTCTCCGAAGGCTGGGTGGACGTTCAGCGAAAGGTGAGTGGCAAGTGGGAAGTGGAACGACTGACCAATGTGGTGGTCGAACCTTTCGAACGTCACAACCACCAACAGAACGGCCACATGACGGCCGGCGATC